CTAGTGCTCGTGCGGAAGCGGATCGCTGAACCAGCCAGGTACTACCACTCCCAGCGCGCCATCGTGATGCGCACCGGGCTCCTCGTCGTCGAGGAGCGGCGCCGGCTCTGGCACGAACTCGTCCACGCCGACCGCGGCGACGTCGCCGGCCACTGCGACGACGCCGTCGAGGCGCAAGTCGAGCGGCTCGCCGTACGCCGCGCGCTGCCCCTGAAGTCGCTGCGGTGGGCCATGGGCCAGGAGCTCGAGCGGCACCGCGTCGCCGAGATGCTGAAGCTGCCGGAGGAGTGGATCCAGTTCCGGCTCGACATTGCAACCGAGCGGGAACGCCGGGAGCTGAGAGACCTGCAGGCCGGCCTGTGGGCCGAGGAGGTCGCATGACCGAGGAGCAGCCGCCGGCTGGCGCAGCGCCTGGCTGGTACCCCCAGCCCGACGGAAGCCGCTGGTACTGGGACGGCCAGAAGTACACCCAGCACGTCACAGCCGAGGAGTTTGCCGCCGAGGAGAAGCGCCGCCGTACCCGGAACCTCGCGACCATCTTGGTTGGCGGCGGCCTCGTGCTGGTCGTCGCGATCGCTGCTCTCGTGACCCAAAAGAGCCCAGAGGACAAGGCCATCGACGCCTGCCACGACTACATGTTCGATCGGCTGAAGGCGCCGGCCACGGCCGACTTCTCCGACGAGTGGGCGACCGAGGTCAGCAGCGGCGGGTTCAAGGCCTACGGCACGGTCGACTCAGAGAACGGGTTCGGCGCGAAGGTGCGGCTGACGTTCACCTGCGACGTCACGAGCGGCTACATCGTCAGCGACCTGCACACGAGCGAAGACTGACCCGTTGGCCAGACAACTGCGCGCCGTCCCCGAGTCCCCACCGCGGGTGCTCGGCCTGATCCGCGTGTCAAAGGAGCGCGACGGCACCATCTCCCCGGAGACCCAGCTTGCCGCGATCACCGAGTACTGCACCAGCCGCGGGTACGACATCGTCGGCTGGCTCGAGGGCCTCGACGAATCCGGCTCCCGGCTCCGGTCACCGTGGTGGGCCAAGCTCGACCAGGCCGTCGACCGCGTGGAGACTGGTGACGTCGACGGGATCGTCGTGTGGCGGTTCTCCCGCACGGCACGCCACCGGCTGAAGTGGGCGACCGCGCTGCACCGCGTCGACAACTCCGGCGGGTTCCTCGAGGCCGCCCAGGAGCAGTTCGACACCACGACCGCGATCGGTCGGCTCGCCCGCGGCATGACCGGAGAGTTCAACGCCTTCCAGGCCGAGCTCATCGGAGAGTCGTGGAAGGAGGCCCACGCGCACCGGATCAAGGCGGGGCGGCCTGCCAACGGCAAGCCGCGGTTCGGGTACCGGTACGACGCCGAGCAGAAGCTGCACGTCCCCGACCCGGACACCGGGCCGGTGCTGGCCGACATGTACCGGCGCTACGTTGCCGGTGAGACCGTGTACGACCTGGTGCGGTGGCTGAACGCGCACGGGTGGCGTACGACGAACGCCGGCCTCTGGTCGGACAGGACGCTGCGCCGGGTGCTGGACTCCGGGTTCGCGACCGGCCGGTTCATGGCCGGCGGGGACGTGAAGCGCGGTGTGGCACCGACGCTGCACCCCGGCGTGCACCAGCCCCTGATCGACGACGACCTCTGGCAGACCTACCTCGACGCGCGCGAGGTGCGGCGCGGCCGGTCCCCGAGGTCGGAGCGGTCGCAGTATCTGCTGTCGGGGATGGTCCGGTGTGCACGCTGCGGCGGGAGCATGGTCGCGGGCCAGTTCGGCGCCGGGCGGGCCCCCAAGTACCGGTGCAAGACCGGGAAGGAGATCGGGCCGGCGGCCTGCTCGGGCGGGTACGTGATGGCCGCGCTCGTCGAGGGTCACGTCCAGGCGTGGCTGACCGAGCGCGCCGCCGCGGTTGACCAGGTCGCTGAGACCGCGAACGGTTCGTCGGCACACCGGGCGTCGCTGGCCGCGCAGGAGAAGGTGCTGGTCCGGCAGATCACCACAGCCGAGCGGGCACTCGCGAACCTGACGGTGCAGAAGGCCAAGGAGCAGCTGAGGGAACGCGAGTACCAGGCGGCTCGCCAGGAGTTGCTCGACGAGCTCACCGGGCTGGAGGCATCGCTGGAGCTCGTCCAGCGTGATGCGCGGCGAGCGCCGGAGGACGTCACCGCGGTGGCGGCGGGACTCCTGGAGGAGTGGGACGAGACACCGGTGGTCGTGCGCCGCGAGGTGCTGCGCCGGCTGGTCGACTGCGTGCTGGTGACGACCGGACGGCCACGGGCGCGGTTCCGGGTCGTCGAGGCATGGGAGGTCCGCCCGGGCGGTGGGAGTCTCTAGGCACCGTTCACGGTCGTGACCGTGTCCTGAAGACTCGTCAGGCGTCGACGTCGAGTCGCGCGGCCGATCGCTGCCGCGCGCGGGCGGCTCGGAGCCGGCGGAGCCGGCGCACGAGGAGCGGATCGTGCTCGAGGGCGGCAGGCTGGTCGAGGAGCCGGTTCAACGCGGCGTAGTAGCGGGTCATCGAGAGGTCAAACCGCTCGCGGATGGCCGTCTCCTTGGCGCCGGGGTACTTCCACCACTGGCGCTCGAACTCGAGGAGTTCGCGGTCTAAGTCGGTGAGCTCGCTGGTGCCGGTCGTCGCTGCCGGCGCGGTGTTGGTGGTCATGACCGGGGACAGTAGTTGCGGCCGCCGACAGGCCCAGGCGGGTGGTTGTGGCCGGCGCCGCGGTTGTCGGACGATCTACGTGGGTGGGGGACCCGACGAAGGAGACGGTGATGGCTGCAGGGAAGTTCGAGATCTTCCGCGACAGCTCCGGTCAGTACCGGTGGCGGCTGAAGGCCTCCAACGGGGAGACCGTGGCGCAGAGCGAGGCGTACACGCAGAAGCACAACGCGAAGTCGGGCGCCGAGGCCGTGCAGGAGGCCGCTGATGGTGCCGCGATCGAGGATCTGACCTAGCGGTTCAGCCGGGCATCCCGATCCCGGGGCGGCCGCGGTCGACCGCGAGGCGGCGGCGTACGGCGTCGGCGCGCTCGTCGGCGAGCGCCGGGTCCCCGCCGGCGGCGATGAGCAGGTCGGCGACCTCGGCGGACTGGTAGCCACCGGCGCCTCGAGCGGTGCCGGCCGCGGTGCCGAGGAGACGCGGGTCGGTGGTGATGGCGTGGAGCTCGGCGATCGCCGTGTCCTGGTCGGTGCGTTCGCGGAGCAGCCGGCGCGCGGCACCGTCGAGGCGGGCTGTCGTGATGCCCGCGTTCGGGGTGCTCGGTCGTGCCATGGCGGGGAGTACAGCACGCGCCGCCGACACCCGGGCATGACGAAAGCCCCGGCCCCCATCCAACGCGGTGGGAGGGGGCCGGGGGCTCGAGGACGTCGGTCCAGGCTTCGGAGGCACGGCGTGTGGTGAATCCCAGGACTTGGCCAGTTGCTCTCTGTCAGCATGCTCAACATGGTCGAGACTCTGGCGATCGTGATCGCGTCTTCGTCTGTAGTAGCCGCAGGAGTGACCGTCGTGATGACCTACGTTTCTCAGCGGCGATGGGCATCCTTCCTTCTCAAGCGCGACGCCTGCCTCGCCGCCCTGGACGTGGTGGACGGATATTTCTCGCACATGCGTTGGGGGGACGTCGTTCCGACGCAGCAGCCTGCCCCTTCAGTAGGAGAGGCTCGCCGGTGCCACAACCTCCTGGTGGTCACCTGTCGCGATCCGAAGGTCGCCGAGCTCTATCTCGACTGCCTCGGTGTCAATGGGCCGATTACTCCGGTGAAGTTCCACCAGTTGAGAGAGGCGGTCCGCCGCGAGTGTCGGCTCGGGCGCGGAGCGCTCGACCCAAACCTCGACCGAGTCTGGCTCGCCAAGGTCGAGACTCAGAACGGATAGGGTTTTCCGCCATGGTCTCTATACAGGCGGCACGACGGGCATGGGACGTGCTCGGCTTCGGCGTGGTCACCGCCGCCCGCCAACGCTCCAAGTGGTCAAAGTCAGCCGACGCCCGCCGGATCGCCGACGTCGCCACGGGTGCACGCGTGTTGGAGATCGGCGGCCCGTCGAGCGTGTTCCGCCCCGGCGGGATCGTGCCTGTCTATCCGCTGGCCGCGCACATCGACAACATCAACTTCGCCGGCGAGACGATCTGGGAAGAGGGGCTGGCCGACGGCGGAACCTACGCACCCGAGGGCGACCGGCTCGGCACCCAGTACCTCCAGGAGGCCACCGAGATCGACGTACCGGGACCTTATGACGTGGTGATCTCGTCGCACACGATCGAGCACACCGCGAACCCGCTGCGCGCGCTCAAGGTGTGGCGTGATGCGACCAAGCCGGGTGGTCACCTGCTGCTGGTCGTGCCGCACCTGGACGGGACGATGGACCACACGCGTCCGATCACAACGCTGGATCACCTCCGCGAGGACGAGGCGGCCAAGCGGGGCGAGGACGACGACACTCACTTCCAGGAGGCGATCGAGGTCAGCGACCCGACGCTCATCATGGGCATGTCCCGTGAGGAGTGGTCGGGTCGCATCCTCGACAACGTCCGCCGACGCGCTGTGCACCACCATGTGTTCTCCACCAGGTCGGCGTTGGAGATGGTCGCCGAGGCCGGCTGGTCGCCGGTTGTGGCTCACGCGTTCTGGCCGTACAACATCGTCATCCTCGCCGTGAACGGTGAGGCTCCCGGGCCGCAGCGGATCGTGAGCCCCTTCCGGACGGACCGCCGTCAGTTGAAGTAGCTGATGACGATGATCCGGCCGGCTCCTCCCGCTCCGCCGGCGCCGGAGTTGTTGCCGTTGAGCGACGCCCCACCGCCGCCACCGCCCGAGCCGTAGGAGCCCGCGCCGCCCGCTCCGCCCGCACCGGTGGACGACCCGCCGCCGCCGCCGCCGGAGCCGCCCGACAGGGCCGGGTTGGTCGGTGCGGACCCAGCCGTGCCCGCCACGCCGGCACCGCCGCCGGCCGGGTCGGTGGAGCTCCCGGAGAGTGCCGCGGCGCCGGTCCCGCCGGCCGAGTCAGCGTTCCCAGACGTGATGCCACCTCCGCCACCACCACCGGCGCCGCTGCCGTTGTGCGGGCGGCCGGTCGCGTTCGACGCGGCGCCACCCTGCCCGCCGGAGGAGGAGGCCGCGGCGCCGGACGCGGTGCCCGGGGTCTGCGCGGACCCGCCGGACCCGGACGAGTTCGTGCCGCCGGCTCCACCTGCGCCACCGCGGGCGAACAGCTTGGCCGAGGAGGAGATGCCGCCGAAGAAGGTCAGGCCGCCGGAGCCACCCGCGCCACCGTTGCTGTCGTCGCTGGTGGCCGCGGCCCCCGCCGTCCCGGCCGATCCGCAGGAGTACGCCTCGGTCCCGGAGAGGTCCGAAGACAGGAACTCCGCCGTGATGATCGCGCCTGCTGCGCCGCCACCGCCACCGCATCGGACAGTGGCCGCGGCTCCGCGCCTCCCGCCACCACCACCACCACCGGCTCCGATGGCAATGACGCGGTGCCGGACCGCCCCGGAGGGCTTGGACCAGTTCCCGGCGCCGGAGAGGATGTCGACCTGCGGCGGGGTGCCGGTGTCGATCGGGATGATCGACCCGGTGCCGCTGTCGCTGACGGACTCCACCAGTGCGGCTTGGCCGGGTGCGAGCCGCACGTTCGCGGCACCCGACGGGATGACGATGCCCGTCGTGTGGCCGTGGCCGCGGTTCCCGGTCAGGTAGGGGCCGTCGCTGACGGGTCCGAGCCGGTAGGACGGGGCGCCGGCGCGAGTGCCCGCCCCGGCGATCGCGATGTTGTTCGCGACGATGCCACCCGTGGTCAGCCCGATCAGGAACGACCCCTGATTGGAGGCGAGGTCACCGCCGGTGGAGAACGACACGCAGTCCTCGGCGATGTTGCCGATGATCATGCAGTCTGCGGAGTCCCATCCGATCGAGTGCCCGCCGGTGCCGCAGTGGAAGGCGCGGTTGAACGCGTGGATCAGCTTCCCGCCGCGAGGCGCGGACGAGGACCCCATGATGAGGCCGTTGTCGCGGCCGTCCTCGGCGTAGCAGCGGGTGACCGTGGCGTCGCCGTTCTGCACCACGATCGCATCGGAGGCCGACTTGCGGACTGTGACGTTGCTGTAGTCGGTGCGCTCGACGGCGTTCAGGGCGGCGATGCACTGGTAGCTGCCGACGGTGAGGATCTCGTACCGGGTGCCCGCGGCCGGGGTCACGCCGGCGGAGTTGTAGGTCCGGAACCCGTTGCCGTAGGTGGTGACCTGGGTGGCCGAGTTGATCGCGCTGATCGCAGCCCGGTCGACGTGGTAGATCGTGTACGAGGTGCCTGTCGAGGGCAGGCCGGTGTAGGACCGGTCGGTCTCGGACTGCCAGTCTTCGATGAGGAGCTCGGTCGCCGAGATCACGGAGCGGACCACGGTCATCCGGTCGGCGGTGCGGATGATGTCGCCGCGGAGCACGCCGAGGGTGACGAAGTCGGCGCCCGAGTCCTGCATGGTCAGCGCGTAGCCGTCGCCGCCGGTGATCGTGGCCGCCCTCAGTGGCGTCATCACGCGGATGATGTCGCCGGCCGCGATGGTTCCGTCGGTGAACGTGGCGCCCGTGTCGGTGATGGTGGTGGCGGTGTAGGTGACCCCGGCGCCGGACCCGGACTTCTTCTGGATGCTGGTCCACCAGCCGCCGTCGAAGTGGCTGTCTGAGACCGAGAGGTAGCGGACCTTCTTCGAGGTCGTCGCGCCGGCGACGATGCCGAGCTTGAGGTACCGGCCGCGGACGTTCTTGATGAAGACCTCGCGGGCGCCGGACTGCACGCTGATCGCCTGGCCCTGGATGGCGCCCTTGCCGTCGAAGTCGCAGTCATCGACCAGCACCCAGGGCGCCGCGGCCTGGATGGCCTGCCCCTTGAAGTCGGTGAACGCCATGCGGCGGATGGTGACCTTGCCGGTGATGCCCTTGGTGCCGATCAGGTTCGGCGCGGAGGCGATCCCGGCCCCGTCGATGCTGAACCCCTCGAACGTCACGCTCGGGTTGCTCGTCCCGACGTCGACCATGATGGTGCTGGACGACACGGTGGGGTGCTTGATGACTCGCGACCGGGACGGGCCGTCGCCGATGATGGTGTGGTTGCCCTTCATCAGCCAGAACGAGACGGCGTAGTACTTCCCGGGGTCGGAGGCGGGGACGTAGATGGCCCGGCCGTGGGTGTAGGCCGCGTCGCACGCAGCGCGCCATGCGGTCGAGTCGTCGGTACCGGTGCCCGCGTCCTTGTCCCAGTCGCCCTTGCATCCGTAGGAGCGGACGTTGACCGGCATTCCCGGGGCCGGCTTGAACTTGGAGACGTCGAACGAGGCGCCAGCGGTGTGGTTGGCGGTGGCCTCCATGATCGCGCCGCCGTTGGGCTCGATCACGTACTGGCCGGTGGTGATCGCGAGGCCGGTCTTCCAGCGCGGCACCGTGGCGTCCGCGATCGAGGCCGCCTGCTGAATAGCGACGGGATGCGTCGGATCCTGCATCGCCTCAACCTGGGCCGCCACGAACGCCGAGTCCGGGTCTGCCTGGCGGGATGCCATGATCGCGTCGTTCGTGTCCCCGACCGCCTCCGCAGCCTCCTTCGCCGCGTTCGCGTCAGCAGCCGACCCCTCCGCCAGGACCACCGCGGCATCCGCCCGGGTCACGATGTCGCCGGCCGCGACCATCTGGACCCGCTCACCGCCACCCGCCGACGCCCACATCACGTACACGCCGTCGGGTCCCTGGAACGTCGGGACCTGCCCGTTCGTGCCGACCGGGATCGACGTGACCGGCGCAGCGCCGAGGATGAGGTCGGTGTGCTGGGTGCCGCCGGTCTCGGCGTCCCAGAAGGTGAGCGTCGCGGACGCGAACCGGAGCGGGTCGCCGGGGGCGGCCGCGGTGACGACGAAGTCGGCGACGCCGCCGCCGAACGAGGCACGAGCCATGGGTCAGGCTCCCTTCACGGGCACGAGCGCGATCGGTGTGGGGGTCCAGAAGTGCAGGGCGAGGGCGACGACGATCCCGGTGCCGATGATCGGGTAGCGGTCGTCGAGCGCGGTGATGGTGGGGAGCGTCGGCACGTGCGGCATGAAGCCCGAGAGGATCGCGACGGTCTCGTAGGTGCAGAGCCCCGCGACGACTGCCTTGACGGCCGGGGTTTCCGGGATCACCGGGCGGCGCATCAGCGGGACCGCCGGACGTCGTGCACCCAGAGCAGGTACAGGCCGGTGGTGGTGGCGAGCTGGACGGTGAGGAGGAGGCCCACCCCGAGAAGAAGGCCGGCGTGCCGGCCCATGGCGGGCCTACTCGTGCTCGCGGCCGGCTCGACGGCCGGACTGGTCGCGGGTGACCTTCACCGCGGCGAGCGTGCCGACCGCGGCGACCTCGGCCGACCACAGCTGCACCTCGTCGTTCCCGATCCAGCCCTTCGCCTTGGTGTACGCCACGAGCGGGGTGCCGATGATGGTCACGGCGTAGATGGCCCGCCGGACGGCGGGGGAGAGCTTCATGTTCATCGGCGCTCCTTCGGGGCGTGCAGGGCCACGCGCGCCCACTGCGCGTCGTGGCCGTCGATGGTCAGGTCGATCGAGCCGGTCTCGACGACACGCAGCTGCACGCCGTTGGGGTGCTCGACGCAGCGGATCCAGTCCAGGCCGCGGTGAGCGAGGGTCCGCTCCCGCTGCATGAGCGGCGCGAACCGGACCCGGTTGACGTCGGCGAACCACACGACCGTGCGGCCGGCGGCGTAGTGGTGTGCGACCCGGTCCCGGTGTGCGGCGCGCAGGACCTGCCAGCGGCTCGCGAGCGCGGGGATGTTCCGCGGGTAGTGCAGGTTCAGCGCGGCGAGCTCAGCGCCGCTCTCGTGCACGACGACGGCCTCGGTGATGGTCCGGGCCGGGGAGAGCCGCGCGAGGCCCGTGGCGCCCCGCGTGACGTCCTCCTGGCGCTTGTTCCACCGGTCGCCGAGGGCGATCGGTTCGCGGGTGTCCCAGCCGGCGAACGTGAAGTCGTCGCCGAGGACCCGGCGCAGGCCGCGGTGCTCGGGCGGGGTGTCGTCCTCGTCGATCTCCTGGAACCCGATGATGGTGCCGCGGCCGGCCTCGTCGTCGATGGCGCGGACGTTGCGCAGGAAGGTGCCGCGCGTGACTCCGCGTCCGAGGTTGGCGGTGATCAGGAGGACCATCGGTCAGTCCGTGTCGTCGTCGAGGTCGGCGCGCATCGCCTCGAGGTCGGCCTTGCTGGCCTTTCCGAGCGCGATCGCCTTGTCGAGCCGGGCGCGGAGCCGGGTGGTCTGGGCGCGCTGGCGGGCGCGCTGGTTGTCGAGCTGTCTGGTCGCCTTCTCGGCGGCGTCGGCGGCGCGCTCGGCTGCGGCCTGGATCGCGTTCAGCTGGTCGGCGTACTGCGCCATGTCGCCCTCCCGCAGGCGTTCGGCGACCTGGTGGAGGGTCGCGGGGTCGGTGTTGATCTCGAAGTGCATGGAGTCCGGGGTGTGCGTGTAGTCGCCGCCCCAGCGGACCGCGCCGTCGACCTCGGCGAGGATCGCGTGTACCTCGGCGATCTGCGCAGCCGTGAAGGTCTGCGCGGTGGGGACGCCGTTGGGGTGCGCGGGCGCGTTGGCGTCGACCGCGGTTCCCGACGAGTGGTTGGACAGGCTGTTCGGGTCGTTGCGGTTCGGCCGGTAGGAGTAGCCCCAGCAGCCGGGGTTGCGTAGCGGCTCGACGCGCTCGTGGACCTGGGTGAGGACGTAGCCGAGAACGGTGGCGACGTCGTCGTCGTCACGGATGCCGGGCACGAACGCCACACCGGCGACCACGAGCGGACGCAGGCGGAGATCGGGGCTGGCCGACCAGCCGTTCTGCGACGTGGGCATGGCGATCTCCTTCGTGATGCGGGTGCGCGCGGGCAGGCCGTTGAGGCGGTCGAGCATCAGCGCGACCCGGACGCGCAGCGAGATCAGGACGTGCGGCGCAGGTCGGCCAGCTCCCGCGACACGTCGAGCAGCTGGTTCTGGATGCTGGACACCGTGCGCTCCAGCTCGAGGATCTTCTGGTCCTTGCGCTCGCCCTCGAGCCGCTCCTCCTGGAGCTCGGCCTCGAGCCGGTTGATCCGGCGCTCGAACGACAGGCGCTCCTCGTCCCACGCCTTCTGCGTGAGCTCCAGCCGCGACTCCGCGTTCTCCAACCGCTTCGCGTCGATCTGCAGCTCGACCGTCGCCGACGCGACCGACCCCTCGGCCTTCGCCTTGCGCCGGTCGCGCAGGTAGTCCCAGCCGGACTTCCCGCCCACCAGGGTGACGAGCACGGCGGCCGCGGCTTCGGTCAGTCCCATCTCAGCGCCCTCCCAGAGCGAGGAGTCGGAGGCCGCACATGCCCGAGAAGGCCAGAGGGAACACCGCCGCCAGTAGGCCGGCCTGGCCCGTGTAGATGATCAGCGCGGCGGCGTACATCGACGTCGATGCGCCGAGGAGCCGCAGCCCGAGCCGGTACGCCGGGACGCGGGTGACGACGTACCGGTCGGAGCCGACGGCGCGGATCGACAGCAGGCCGCTCATGTGGGCGATCGCGCCGATGGTGAGCATCAGGCCCCAGGCGAAGTACAGCGGCGGGGGGAGCAGCGCCTCGAGGGACGCGGACTCCGCCCCCCAGAACAGGACTCGGACCCCGGAGATGGCGCAGAGGGTGGCGAACAGCCACTCGGCGGGGTGGTAGATCATCCCCGATGGGAGGTGTTCGATGAGCCAGAGCCGGGCCCGAGTCCTGCGGTTCACGTCGCGCTCCTTGCCGGTCACGAGCTGCTCGCTGTGGTGCCGTTCGCGGCGACCGCGACGACTCGGACGTGGCCGGTGTAGTCGCGGCCGCTGACCGGGGTCCAGTACCGCCAGGTGCCGTCGACGGCGACCGCGGTCGCCTTGCGTTCCTCGCCCTGTCCGTCGTCGATGTAGATGTCGTTGTGGTCGGTGTCGAGCTCGCCGGCGCCCGGGGCGGGGTTGGTGACGGTCACGAGCAGCGACCCGGTCGCGGTGTCGCCGGCGAGGGCGTACGACGGGACCGGGGGGATGTCGTAGTCGATGTCCACCGCGACCGACGTCCACGAGGACCACAGGGAGTCGTCCTTGACCCGCACCTGCACGTGCTCGGTGCGGTGGTTGGTCTCGAAGTCCAGCATCAGCGACCGGAGGCTGACCGACGTCACTTCCCCGCTGTCGAAGTAGATGACGTCGGTGTCGGGCTCACCGGCGCCGTCGTCGGCAACCCGGCGGACCTGGTAGGCCTCCTGCGATCCGGTGGACCAGTCGACCGTCGTGTGCTGCTCGATGATCGTCGCGCCGTCAGCCGGCGAGATGATCGTCGGTGCGCCCGGGGACTCGGCGGCGGTGAAGTACCCGGACGGAGACCAGGGGCCGACGTCGGCGGTGTCGTAGGTGCGGACCTGCCGCTCCCAGGCGCCTGCCGTGAGGGAGTCTGCTGGGAAGTCGTACCACTGGGCGGTCGTGGCCACGTTGACGGTGGTCCAGGTGGGGTCGCCGACGAGGCGGTACCGGATGTCGAAGGCGGCCTGGGGGTCGCCGTTGATGTCGGAGTGGATGTGGGTGGCGCGGTTGGTGACGTGGATGTCGACGGTCTCACCGGATGCCATGGATACGAGGGTCGGGGCGGCTGGCGGGGTGTTCAGGGGTGTGATGGTGACTGATCCGTCGTCGCTGCCCGTGCCTGCAGCGCTGACGACACCTGACGTCACGCCGCCGGTGTAGGACGATCCACCGCCACCGCCGGAGCCACCGAGGAACGCTCCGCCGCCAGCTCCTCCTCCGCCGCCGTAGTAGCCGCCGCCACCGCCACCGCCGCCGGGTGCAGCTCCAACGCCACCAGCCGCAGCGGCACCGCCGGTCGTGCCGCCGGCGACCTGAGTCCCTGCGGTTCCGGGCACGCTGCCGGACCCGGACGCACCAGCGGCCCCACCGGCGCCACCGTCATGGCCGCCGGATCCGCCTCCGCCGCCGGCGGAGCCCGCCGCGACGATCTTCCGCGCCGCGAGGCCAGTTCCGCCCTGCCGGATGTCGCTCGCGCCGCCACCGCGGCCACCGGCGCCACAGGAGCTATTCCCGGCTCCGGGGGCCCCACCGCCGTTCCACCCGCCAACGGCGCCGGAGCCACCGACGTACACCTGCAGGGTCTCGCCTGGTGTGACGGCGAGGACACCGGTCACCTGCGCAGGGGCGGCGCTGATGCCGCCATAGCCGAGCGTCCCGATCGGTGTGTTAGCGCCGCTCTGGCCACGGGCTCCCCGGACGGTGACCGCGAGAAGGTAGACCCCGTCCGGGACGACGTACTGCTGCACCGCGCCGGTGTACGTGAACGTCGTCACGCCGAAACCCCTGCGCCTCGGGCGGCGAGCGCCTGCCCCAGGTCGGCCAGCGACCCCAACGGCCCAGCCAGACGCGTCCAGCCCGCGTCATCACGGACCAAGAAGAGCCGCTGGTCGCGGGTGTGCCCGATGCACACGTCCCCGTCTGTCAGCACCGTCAGCCCACCGGCGAGGTCGACGCAGGCCGTGTCCAGCGTGCCCCCGTCGAGTGGGGCGAGGACCGTGGACACCCGCGCCCGTGCAGCGGTCGCCTGGATGGTCCGCTGCTCCTCCAGCCGGGCTGCCTCGGCGGCCTGCGCAGCAGCGAGTGCCGCGGCGGCGGCTTCGGCGATGGTCGGCATCACGGCCTCCTGGGTCACTCGGGCGTTACTCGGTGGACTCGATGCCCTGCACCAACGGCGGCAGCGGGTTGCGGATCGTGACGGTCACCCGGTCGCCGACCTCGTACGTCGCACCGTCGAGGGCGTTCACGAACGAGTCCCGCGTCGCCCCGTCGACCAGGGCCCGCAGCGGCGCCGCCGACGTGACCGTCGCGGTCGACTGCGTGCTCACCTCGTCCAGGGGCTCACGCGGTGCGCCACCGAGCTGCACCGTCCCCGGGGACCCGTCGAGGTTGATCTGCCAGGTCGCGGCCTGAACCTTCTCCGAGGTGCCGCCGTCGGTGTACATGAACACGTCGTCCTGCCCCATGATCGGCAGCGGGTCGAGCTGCAGGGTGATGGTGCGGACCGCGGCCATGTCGGCGGCGACGGTCTTGTCGCCCTGCGCGATCAACGCGGTCTGGTCCGCGGCGTCGACCAGCACGAACTTCCAGATCGTGCGGCCCGCCTCCACCTGGGATGTCGGGCCGTCGCCGGCGTTCTGCACCGTGTAGATCCCGTCGCCCTCCACGGGCGGGGTGGCCATGCCCTTGCGGACGAACCGCCACGCGTTGGCGATGTCACCGGCCTCGATCGACAGCGTGCGGTCCTCTCCGACGATGTTCGTGGCTGGGTCCGTGGTGTCGAGGGTCCACTCGACCGGGCGGTCCACGAGCGTCTGGATCGGGCGAGAGGTCAGCGCCCCGTCCGGCGTGCACCAGGGCGGCTCCCACCCGGCCTCGGTGAGGAGGTCCTCGATCATCCGCCGCCACGACGGCACCGGCGACAGCGGCGCCCACACCCTGGTCGCCGGCAAGTACGTTGCTCCGAGGGCCCCGCCGATGAGCACGGTGATCCCGACGTCGGCGGCATCGAGGATGTCGAGGATGGCCTGCAGGTAGCTGGTCCCGGCCTCGGCGACCCACGTGTCGGCGGGGCCGGTCTGCAGCAGCTGGAGCAGGTCGTAGCCGGTCACCTCGTAGGTGACGGGATCCTCGCCGCGCTTGGTGTCGGGCGCGGTGAGGACGTACACGCCGAGGTTGAACCGCGCCTCCACGGCGCCGTGCGACAGCGTCAGGTAGGGGCGGACCCGGTCGCGGCCCCACGCGAGCTCGCGCTGCAGGGACAGCCGGACCGACCCGTGCACGGTGGCTCGGTTGTCCCAGTCGACGACCCCGGCGGCCAGGTCGTCGGTGATGTCGTCGACCACCCGGTTGCTGGTGTCGAGGAGCTCGGCGCCGCCGGTGATGGTGATGTCGTCGCGGGTCAGCAGGTCGCGGACCTGGGCCTCCGTGAGGTGGTCGCGTGGGGCCGCGGTGAGGGCCTGCACCTAGACCGCCTCGGAGTGCGTGACCTGCTCGACGGTGATCTTCACCTGGGTCCGGTCGGGGAACTTCGTCTGGATCTCGCGTGGTGCCTCGGCGTAGGTCCCGTAGAACTTCGCGCCCTTGTGGTCGCGGACGCAGAGCAGCACCCCGACGTGGTCGCGGAGCCACTCCACCTCCTCGGTGGTGCACCTGGGCAGCGTGATCGCGTACGTCTCGAACACGCTGCTGTCGTCGTCGCCGTGGCGGATCAGTCGCCGTCGGCCGATCAGCTGCCGCACCTCGACCCGGCTCGTGGTCGTCGGGGACAGGGTGTCGCCGACGTACTCGAACGACTGGAGGTCCGTGGGGTCGGCCGCGTCGTTGAGGAACACCGCGCACAGGTCGACACCGGCGCCGGCGGTCAGGTCGGGGCCAACGACGATCGGCATTAGGTGTTCTTCGCCTTCTTCTTCTGCTCGCCGAGCTGGCGCGCGAGGTCCTTGACCGAGACGTTGATGTTGACCAGGTCGGGGTGCAGCCTCTGCGCGGTCGTCGCGCCCCCGGCCTCGGCGCCGGCGCGGACCTGCTCCCCGAGGACCGCCTGGGTGGCCTCGAGGACCGCGAGGGTGCCGTTCAGGTCGCTGATCGCCGCGGTGGTCTGGGTGACCATGTCCTGCAGGGCCGCCTGCTGGGCGCCGTAGACGCTCTGGGTGGCCATCGCCGCGACCGAGGCGGCGCGGTCCTCCCGGGTGGCGAACAGCTTCTCGTACTCGTCGATCTGCGCCGCGGACAGCTGCGCGAGCTCCTCGGCTGTGACGACATCCCCGGACGCGGCGAGCTGCTGGTACAGGCCGCCGTACTGGCCGGTGGTGTCCAGGCCCTTCCCGGCGAGCGTCTGCAGCGCCGCGGCCATCCGGTCGGCCGCGTCGATGTCGGTCTCGAGGGTGTCGCGCAGGGCCTGCAGCCCAGTGACCTGGACCTCCTGGTCGGCGGTCTCCGCGTCCGCCTTCGCCTGCAGCTGCTTGATCTGGGCGACCAGCTGCGCCGCTCGGCGCGCCGCCTCGATCGAGTCCCCGGTCGCGGAGCTGCGGATCGCGGCGAGTTCGGTCTGGGCGGCCAGCAGCGCTGCCGTGGCGGGTCCGGCGGCGCCGGCGATGGTCGCCGTGTGGGCGCCGTTGAACGGGTTGTTGAGGAAGTTCCCGGCGACCGAGTCGGCGTACGCCGCCATCGTGGAGTTCAGGGCGTCGAGCTGCGACTGCTGCTCCTGCAGGACCTCCTGCAGGGCGTCGCGGCGCTGGGTCTCGGTCTCGATCGCCGCGAGGTTGGCGTCGTACTGCTTCGCCGCCTTGCGGGTCTCCTTCGCCCACTCCCGCATCTCCTTGGTCCACTCGCCGCCGGCGGCCAGCCACTGGTCGCGGAAGTCGGCGATGACGTCGCGGACCTGGTCGTGGGTGGACTGTGGGGCGGCGGGGAAGATGGAGTCGAACAGACCGCCCATGGACGCCTTGAGGTCTCGGCGCTCCTGCCGCTGCTCGCGGGCCTTCTCCCGCGCCGCGGCGGCGGCCTCGCGCTCGTCGGCGTGCTTGGCGCGCTGCAGGTCCCGGCGGGCCGCCTCCAGCTGCAGTTCGAGGACCTGCCGGTCGATGCCGCGGACCTCGTACTCGCCCTTGTGGGGGCCCTTCTTAACGCGGGAGTTGAGGTCGTGCTGCATGTCGCGGATCTGCTGCAGCAGCTGCGCGATCCCGAGCCGGTCGTCGAGGGTGAACACCTCGCCGCCGGCCGCGTACCCAGGCAGTCCGACTGGGCCGCCCTCGGCGTACCCGCGCAGCGCGTGGTGGAGGGTGGACAGCAGGTTGAGGTTGCCGTCGGTGGCCTCCTTGGAGAACACGAACTCGCCGCGGTGCACGACGCCGGCCGGCTCGTACTTCCCACCGCGGCCGGTGAATCCGCCGCCGGCGTACCCGGATCCGGCGTTCGCCATCACGTCGGGCAGCTTCCCCGTGTGGGTGTACACCGTGTTGACGACCGTCTCCGCGCGCTTCCCGTCGAGGTTCGCGAGCATCCGGGCGACCTGGTCCATCGCGGACATGGCCTGGTGGGTGTCGGCCTGCACGATCGTCTTCACGATGTCGGGTGTGAGGCCGAGGACCTTCAGGTAGTCCCGCATGTCGCCCTCGGAGATCCCGGCCGCTTTCCCGGCCGCGATCAGGGCGTCCCGCTGCTCCAGGAACGACTTCCGCAGCCGGCCGGTCGACCAGCCAGCGTTCGCCTCGGCGACCAGCAGGTCCTTCATGTCGCCGACCCGGTCGCGGATCGCCGCGCGGTTCTTGATCGCCGCGTCGCTGTTGCCACTCAGCGTCTTGTTGTTCTTGTCGAGGTCATCGTTGAGGTGCCGCAGCGCGGTCGTCCACGCGTCGGTGGCCTCCGACAGTCCCAGCTGGGGGCCGAGGACGGCGTCGAGGGCGTCGCCGAGGGCCTTGGCCTTGTCAGCGGTCGTCTCCAGGTCCGAGCCCAGGTTGTCGATCGCGCCGCCGAGGGCGTCGACGCGCGCGGCGTTGGAGTCGCTGTACGCCAACGCCGCGTTGATCTCCTCGGCGGCCTTGATCGCCTCCGGGGACCCGGGCTTCATGTCCATCAGCTGGGCCCACGAGTAGCCGAGGTCCTCCAGCACCGGCTGGACCTGGGCGGCGATCCGGCCGAGGTCCTCGAGGTTGCCGTAGGGGAGGTTCTGGATGCCGTTGTCGGCGGACCGGATGAAGTCGTTGTTCGCGGTCGCGACGCCCTGCAGCACACCGGTGAGGTTGGTCAGCTGGCCGACCGCCTCGTCGCTGGCCTGGTTCAGGTCGGTCAGGCCGGTGCCGAGGAGGTCGGCCCAGCCCTGGACGGAGTCGCCGAGGAAGTCCCCGACGCCGGACAGGTGGGACAGGTCGTCGTTGAGGCCGGCGGTCTTCGACTGGAGCGCCTCGAACGACGCGACGACGCGGGCGAAGTCGGTCTGGTCGAGGCTGTCGTTGAAGTCGTCGATGGCGCCGCTGGCGTCGGCGGAGGCGGCGCGGAAGTCGCGGATCAGGCCGATGCCGCCGCCGATCGCGGCACCCCACGGGCCGGCGATCATGCCCATCAGGGCATACGAGGCGGTGTTGGCCAGCCCCATCCCATCGGCCAGGTCGGACGACGCCAGCGCGAGCCCGCCGAGCAGAGCCCCGCCCCGGATCGCCGCGGTGCCGAGGCTGGACCGGACCCGCGAGGACGCAGCCTGGACGCGGGCGAGCTCCCGCTCGGTGGTCGCGCCGGCCGTCCGCGACGTGGTCGCCATGATCCCGAGGTCGGAGATGAAGCCTCGGACACCGGAGCGGGTGACCAGATCGGACCCGACCCGGGAGATCTCCGGGCGCAGGGTCGCGAGCGCGGTCCGGGTGTCGGTGACCCCGCGGACCACCTTCGCGCCGAACCACAGGCCCCCGCCGAGCACGGCCGTGAGGGCCAGCGCCCCGTTGAAGATGTCGTGGATCGGACCCGGCAGCGACCCGTAGGCGTCCGCGACCGTCCCCACCGCGGACGCGATGTCGGCGACCACCGGCAGGATCGCCGCACCGCCCTCGATGGCGGCGTCCTTGATCTGGTTCCACGCAACCTGCACCTGCGACGCCGTCGTCGCCGCACGCTTCTCGTACTCGGTGGTCAGCGCGGTGTTCTTCTCCCACGCCGAGGACGACTGGTCCAGCGCCGTGGTGAGCGTGTCCCCAGCACCCGCGAGACGGAGCATCACCTGCAGGTTCTGGGTGCCCTTGATCCCCATGTCCGCGAGCACCGTCGCGACGTCGCCGCCCTTGCCCTGGACCTTCCCCAGCCCCTGCAGCAGCATGTCCAGCGCCCGGACCGGGGACTGCATCCACGCCCGAGCGAACTCCTCCGCCGACGTACCCGCCACGTCGGCGTACTGCTGGACGACGTCGGAGCCCGAACGCACGTTGGTGTTGATCCCAACCAGCACCCGCTGCATCGCGCCGCCGCCGAGCTCGGACTGGATCCCGAGGTTCGCCATCGCAGCCGCCAGACCCAGGACGTCGGCCTCGGAGGCGCCGATCAGCTTCCCGGACCCGGCGAGCCGCTGCGCCATGCTGGTGATCTGCGACTCGGTCGACGCGCCCTTGTTGCCGAGCGCGACGATCGTGTTCCCGATCTCGTCGACCTCGCCCGGGACGGTCTGCATCACGTTCATGAACTGCGCGATGCTGGTCGCGGCCTCGTCAGCCGTCAGGTTCGTCGCCGAACCCATCTCCACCATGACCTTGGTGAAGTCGGCGACGTCGTCGGTGGCCACACCGAGCTGGCCGGCCGCCTCCGCGGTGGCCGCGATCTCCTGGTGCGAGGCGGGCATGGACCGGGCCAGGCCACGGAGGTCGCCCTCGAGCTGGGTGAGCTGGTCGCTGGTGCCGGAGACGGTCTTGGAGACGCCGGCCCACTCGGACTCCCAGTCCATGGCGGCCTTGCCCATGGCGGCGAGCCCGCCGGCGGCCAGGAGCCCCAGCTTCCCGGCCTTCGAACCGAGGGTGTCGACGGCCTGGGACTGCCGCATCGTGGCGGCCTCGGCGGGCCGCATCGCCGAAGCGGTGAGCCGGCCAGCGGCCTGCATCTGCGCGATGTACTGGGCGGTCTCGGCGGTGAGGCGTACGACGACGGAGCGCGCTTCGGTCACCGTTGCACCTCCAGACGTCGGGTCCGCCCGGTCGTGCCGGGATCGTGTGGAGGGCAGCCGGTGCCGCTACTCGAGCTTGGTGACGGTGCTGTCGAGGGAGAACGGCGTCAGCGGCTTGTCGGGCGGCCAGGTGTTCCGCACGAGCTTGTGCGTCACCTGCTCGCCCTTCCGGACGGTGCAGACCTCACACACGTACTCGTCGACCTGCCACCAGCCGTTGAGGTCGGAGTGCCAGGCGACCTCGATCGGGAACCCGCACACGCAGTTCCCCTGCCGCGAATGCTTCGACTGCTCCTCAGCCGCGGCCAGCCCCATCAGCAGCGCCTGGTCGGCCGGCGTGTACTCCGCCGACTGGAACGACGACGTCACCCGCTCGGGGTGCTCGGGGTCCTCGTACAGGTACGTCGTCTCGATGCGCCGCAGCCCGGCGAAGACCGTCGGCGCGACCTGCGCGGACCGCGCCGCAGCGACGATCCGGCGGGCTACTGCTGCTTCAGGCCGGCCCAGGAGGCGGGCAATTTTGGGACGTCCGCCCCGCCCTTGGTGCACACGGCGTGCGCGGTGCGGACCAGCTCGCCCATCGCGCGAGACCCGAGCTGCTGGCGGAGCTTGCGGACGTCGTCGACCGACAGCTTCGGGCCGTGCTTCGACGCGATCGAGCACTCGGCGACCAGCAGCGTGTTGTACTCGGACAGGTCCGGGTCCTCGCCGTCGCTGCGGCGCTTCGGCTTGTGGAGGCGGTTGAAGTCGGCGAGCTCGTCGGTGGTCAGGCCGCGGAACAGCGGGAACCACATGCTGTTCGCCATCTCGCCGGCGACCTGCTTGCGGCGCGCGAGGAGCTCCTGTACGCGCGCGGCCTTCGAGACCTCGCCGCCGGAGCGCTCGTCGTCGTCGAGAACGTTGCCCTGGGCGTCGACGAGGGTGGCGAGTTCGGCGAGGATCTGGGCGTGCTCGGCCTCGAGGTCGGCGCGCAGGCAGACTCGGGCGTACAGCTCGGGGGTCTTGGCGGTGGCGAGGATCTCGTCGATGGTCCACGGGCGGGCGCCGGCGTCGGGCTCGATCGGGGCGGCCGAGTGTCCGGTGGGGTCGCCGAAGGGGGTCATGGTGGGCGACGGGGCGGCGGCCGGGGCGCCGGGGTCTGCGGCCGGGCCGCCGAGGGACTGGTCGGTGTTCATCGGGTGTCTCCTGTCGAGGGGGTCGAGGTGTCGAGGAGTGGGCGTCGAGGTGGTGTGGAAGTTCAGGGGTGGCGGGCGCCCTCGACAAACGCCCGCCACCCCGCTCGAGAAGCGGCCTGGGGTCAGGCCGCGACGGTGCCCTCCCAGCCGGCCTGCGGCTCGAACGGCACCCGCCGCTTCACGTAGCCGCCGGCGTTCTGCGGGCGCTGCGGGCGGTCGGTCAGCAGCTCCATGCCGAGGAACTCATCGGTGGCCGTCCAGGCCGCGGTGGAGAGCTGGCCGTCCTCGCGGAGGTAGCCCCACACCGTGGTGCCCTTCTCCTTCACGGCCTGGAAGCCCTCGTCCTCGGTCAGGTCGACCTTGCCGGTGGCGTCGTCGAAGTACCGGAAGAACGTCGCGCCGGCCTGGAAGTTGTCGGCGCCGATCGCGTTGGCGTTGTTCGTGGTGCACAGCGCCTTCTCGTTGACCTTGTCGGAGTCGGCGGCCGAGAACGTGAAGTCGGAGGCGAGCACCGCGCACGAGACGTCGATGCCGGCCTCGAGCTCGGCGACCGTGGGGGCGGCCGGGTTGGCCGGCTTGGTGGTGAGGATCGTGAACTTGAGGTGGCCGTCGGCCAGGCTCTTGGGCATGGGTCTACTCCTTCGGCTCGGCGGCCGGGTCGGGGTGATCGGTGCCGTCGGGCTCGGCGTCACCGGTGGTGCTGGTGTCGAGGGCCGGCTCCTCGGGCTCCACCTGGGTGGCGGGGTCCGTGGCGTCGGTGTCGGTGGGCTCGGCGTCAGCCGGGTCGGCGGTCTCCGCGGCGCGGCGCTGCTTGGCCGCGGCCTTCGGGGTCAGCCGGAACGGGGCGCCGAGGGTGGGGTGGTCGAGCCAGTGCCGCGGGATCCGCTGCTTCTCGCCGGTCGCGATGACATAGGCGTCGACGAAGTTGTCGTCCATCGGGTTCTCCTGGGGTGCGATGACGAGCGCCCCGGGGCGGTCCCGGGGAGGGTCAGGTATGCGCGGCGAGCCGGTACTGCAGCGGCGCGAACCACCGCGTCGGCGGGGAGCTGTGGTCGGGCAGCAGGGGCGGCCGGTAGCCGGGCTGCGGGATGATCGGGCCGCACTTCCAGCCGCCGCCGACGATCGGCACCCAGCCGCCGGGCGGGTAGAGGAGCGCGTTGATCCGGTCGACCAGGGCGAGCACGTCTTGCACGTCACCGCCGGCGGCGCGGACCGTGAACGGGTCGTCGATGTCCCGGAACGCGTCGACCGGGCCGGCGGCCGATGCCTCTCCCTCGTGGGGGCCGCCGATGCCGGGCTCGAGGATGAAGTACGGCTGCACCCGCAGGTCCTTCGCGGACTTCGTCGGCGGCTCCGACGGGGTGTCCTCGACGCCGGGCAGCGCGTTCCTCGCGCCGACCTGCCCCAGGTAGCCGGTCGCGTACGTGACCCCAGTCAGGCGGGCCGCGACCGCGAGGATCAGGGTCCGCCGCGGCGAGGTCTCAGCGGTCGGCTCGGCGGGGATCGGCACTCAGATCGCCGCCTCAGCCAGCGACCCGAGCGCGTCGACGTACTCCGGCACGCGCCGCTCGAACGCCGGCGCCATGTACGGCTGACCGGCCATCTTCGAGGTGCCGAGCTCGACGTAGATGCCGTAGTCGGCGGTCGGGCCGATCTCGGCCGTCATCCCCTCGACCGTGGTGGAGATGGAGTTCATCAGGTTCCCGGTGTCGACCGGGCACAGGATCTGCGCGTCGCCCTGGATGGCGTACGCGGTGCGGCCGAGGGCCGTGGCGGCGCCGGCCTGCACGGTCGGGCCAGCGGCGTTCAGGCGCACGCCGAGGGCGGCGAGCTGGGAGAGGTCGAGGTGCACACCCATGACTGGTCACCGCCCCTCAGATCAGGTCGGATTTCGTGCAACGGGACCGGGCGCCGGTCAGTCGGTGAGCGCGCAGTACAGGTCGCGCTCGAACCGCAGCGACCCGGCCGTGACCGCGGCGACCAGCAGCGACCGGCCGACCAGGTGGGCGTCGTCGACCTCGGTCACGGTGGCCAGGTCGTCGATCGCCGCATCGACGCCGGCGGGGACGACCACGAGGTACCGCAGGGACACCTCGTGGTCCCCGACCGTCACGGACGTCTGGTCGCGGGTCGCGAGCTCCTGGATCCGCGCGGGCCCGGTCCAGTACGGCGGGTTGGGGACCTCGACGTTCTGCTGGACGGCGTCGGACCAGTCCTGCGTGGTGCCGGGGTGGGAGAGCTCGACGGTCGCGCCGACCATGGTCTTCTCGACCGTCGGCCGGTGCGAGGCCGCCCACCCGGCAGGGATGACCTCCGTGCCCGGGCGGCCGTACGCGCGCGTCGGTCGAGGCATCGGCGTCGGGCTCAGATCTTGAGCGCGGCGACCGTCACCGACGTCACCGAGCTGTACCCGATGTGCACGAGCCGGTCGGTAGCGCGGTCCTCGAGGAAGTCCGAGAGCGGGCCGATGATCTTCGACGCCCCGGCCGCGACCGCGATCACGACATCGGGCTCGTCCTGCCCGGCGCGGGTCTTGCCGGGCACGGTGACGGTGACGTTGATCGACGAGCCGCCGCCGTTGGTGACGAGGACCGCGACGTTCTCGGAGCCGTCGAGGGTGTCGCCGCCGCCGGAGGCGGCCGCCATGGTGACGACGGCGCCGGCGAGCTGGGCCTGGACAGGGGTGAGCTTGGCCATGGCGGCCTCCTTGCAGGTGTCGGGAGACCGCGGGGCGGTCAGGCGTAGGGGGAGTAGCCGGGGGCCGGCCACTCGGTGAGCTCGGGGGGCCGGCAGGAGCGTCGGACGGGACTGACGAGGGTGAACGCGCCGTCGTCGGCGTCGGCGGTGGCCTCGTCGCGGTCGGCCTGCGCGCGCAGCGAGTCGGCGTGCTTCCGCATCGCGTCCGCGAGCTTCGCGCCGTCGGTGGTCAGGTCCTGGGTGCGGAGCACCTTCGAGGCGAGGGCCTCGTTGGTGGCGTTGGAGTCGATCGCCTGCGCGGCCGCGCGCTTGACGGAGCCACCCTCGAGGTCGAGGAACGCCTGGATCTCAGCGTCGGAGAACACCGCGGCGGCGGTGTCGCCCTCGCCGGTGGGGATGTCGTTGAGGAGGAGTCGGACACGGCCGGGGTCGGTGGCCAGGTCGTACGTGTACGTATCAGCCACGGCGCGCTCCCTTCGTCGAGGTGGTGGCCGGCGGGCGAGGCGGGGTCTCCACCCCGCCCACCGGCAGGCTCATCTGCAGAAGCGCGTCAGGAGCCGTTGGAGACGTACGTGAACGTCGGGTCGCCGGTCTGGTGACCCAGCACGTGCCGACCGCGGTACTGGATGTCGTCGGCCTCGAAGGACCCCTCGAGCGGGGACACCTCGCCGCCGCCGATCCGGTTGCCGCCGGAGACCTTGACCCGCAGGTCCGGGGTCTCGTGGCCGCGCAGGAACGCCGCCCACACGGCCGGCCGGCCGCTGTTCGGCTTCGGGAGCACGAACCAGGTGGTCAGCGCCTTCGACCCGGTGTTGTAGTAGTCGAGCATCGGCTCGACCACGTAGTCGACGTTCACGAAGTTGTCGAACTCGTACTCGTCCGACCCCGACGTGCGGCGGATCGTGCGGATCGCGAGGATCCGCTGGATCGTCCGCTCCAGCGCCTTCGGCACGACCACGACCAGGTCGGGGCTGGCCACGACCTTGCCGGAGATCGCGGACTTCTTCGCCGCCATCGCGTTGAGCGCGGCGTCGAGGTTGTCCAGGGTCAGCGGGAGCGCGGCGGGGGCGTTGCCGTTGCCGGACTTGAAGAACGACGTGTTCACGCCGTTGCGGTTCGAGGCGATCAGGTTCGAGACCGCGTTGATGGCCTCGCTCTCGCGGGCCTGCCGGGCGAGCACGCCCGGGAGGTCCTCGAGCTCCTGGATCGCCTCGTTGTTGATCCACGACTCCCACGAGAGCGCGAACCGGCGACCCATCTTCACCACGGAGATGGAGTTGACGGCCTTGCCGCGGGAGTCCTCGGCCGGGTACTCGGTCAGCTCGGGGACCGGCTCGAACCCGACGGTGTTCCGCCACTTGTCGAGCAGCCGCTTCGGGCGGAAGTCGTTGACCGTGGTGACGGTCGTGTAGTCCCGCCACACGGAGGGCAGCTCGTCGTACTGCGACTGCATCTCGGTGTCGATCGCGGCGAACGCAGCCAGCGTGAAGTCGCTGGTGGAGAACGCCTCGGCGAGGACCTTGTCGGCGCCCCACTTGCCGCGGAACGCGTTGTCCATCAGCGTCATCGCCTTGTCCATCAGGGACTCGGAGATGCGGTAGTTGCGCGGGGAGACGGTGCCCGCGAACTCGGTGTCGGTGCCCGCCTCGACAGCGGCGTCACCGTGGAGGATCTCGATGGTCATGTCCTGGCCTCTCAGTTCGTGATCCGGACGCGGATGACCTCGCCGGCGGTCGAGCCCTTGGCCTCGACGGCGTGGCCGAAGAGGGGGTTGGCGCCCGAGTTGTCGGTCGTGGTGAGGGTGTTGTCGGCGGTGACGATGTAGATCGGGTCACCGATGGCGCGGGTGGTGGTGGTGGCGACCGGGAGGTCGTGGACGCCCTCGAGCCACACCGACGCGTAGCCGGTCGGGTTGCCGCCGCCGTAGTTGTACGACGTGTTGACGGACCCGTCGGCGTTGTAGGGGTCGACGTCGACCTTGGCGCGGGCGGTCTCGGTCACGCCGTTGAGGCCGCCGATGCGGACCGGGGCGCCGACAGCCGTGCCGGACGGGACGGGGAGCGACAGCTTGTTGCCGCTGCGGAAAATCTCGTTGGTGGCCATCGGTCAGGCTCCCTTCTGCTCCGTGAGGGGGCGACCCCACGGGCTCTTGGTGCGGGTGCCGGTCGCGGCGCCCTCGGTGGCGGCCGCGGACGCGCCGAAGCCGTGGACGCTGGAGGCCGCCTCGGCCGCCGCCTGCTGGCGGGCCGTGACCTCGGTGTCGAGGGTGGTGGTGAACATCGCCTCGTCGAGGGTGCCGTCCTCGTTGACCGGGGCCGCGGCGATCAGGCCGGCGACCTCGAGCGCGGTGAACTCGACCTTCCCGGCCTTCGCCTTCTCGGCGATCAGCGTGCGGACACGGTCGTCGCGGTCGCGCTTGGCGGCCGCCTCCTTGAGGGTGGCGTTCTCGGCCTTGAGCGTGGCGTTCTCGCTCTCGACCGCGTCCACCCGGCCGGCCGTCTCGGTGAGTCGGGTGTGCTCCGACTCCTCGATCTGGATCTTGGGCATGGTGTCCTCCTCGGACTCCGTAGCGGTGGTGGTTGCACCGGGGGTGGTGCTGCCCGGCCGGGTGACCGGGACGTACTTGGTCACCGGGCGCACCTCGGTGCGCTCGCCGGTGAGGGTGACCGACATGTCGTCGTCGGCGATCTCGTACGCCTGCTGCCAGGTGCGGGAGCGCTCGTTCTCCAGCGACGCCTGGAACCAGACCGTGGACTCGTCGAAGTCCTGAACCCACGCGTACCGGTCGTTGCCGGCGTACGCCGTGCGGACGGCGTCAGAGAGCTGCTGGCGGCGCTCGTCGGCGGTGGCTTCCTCGACGCCATGCCCGATCGCGCGCTCGACGACCTGGTCGGGGCGGGCGGATTCCAGCACGGACAGGACGCGGCCACCGCGGCCGGCGCGGGTGACGAAGTCGACGGAGTCGATGACGGCCAGTCCCTCCACGACGCCGTTGACGATGTCGGTGGCGGACCCGCGGATGGAGAGGCCGATGTTCGCGGCGAAGTCCTCGTCGAGGAGCAGGTCGCGGTACGGCGCGAACGGCTTCACCTTGCCCCGGACACCGCCGAGCTTGGCGTCGAAGGTGCCGGCCTCCTTGATGACCGCGCACAGGTCGCGCACCGACCGTCCGGGCCGCTCCATGGCCTCGACGTCGGTAGGGTGGTCGAAGTACATGTGGGTGCCGGCGGCGAACAGCGGGGCGGCCGCCTCGACGACCTCACGGGAGTAGTAGCCGGAGGACCCCTTGCCCTCGGTGATGAAGACGACGTCGAGAAGACCTGACTCGGTGTCGGTCGACGTGGTCGCCTCGGAGAGCGGGGCGCTCTCGGCGATCGGCTTCGGCATGGTGAAGACCTCCCGGTGGCGGGTCGAGGCGGGGTACGGTTCGCGGGTGGATGACGGCTGCGAGCACGACTGGGTGCTCGAGGAGGTCGTGGTGTCGGGGCGTGGTGCCGACCAGGTCTCGACGTGCGCTCGCTGTGAAGTAGTCGGCTACTCGGTCGGCCGCGCTGCGGTGAAGGACACCCGGCCCCCGTTGGGCGACCCGCAGTAGAACCCGGGTCAGGCGACCCGGCGGCCAGTGCGCTGGTTCGGCAGCGGCGACACCTGGTAGGAGTCCCGCCAGCCGGTGTTGCTGCGGCGGTGCGCCCAGCCCTTCATCGGGTAGCCGCCCGCCCGGTAGGCGGCGTACCTGGCGGGTCCCAGGATGCGGCGCTGCTCGCCCTCGCCGAGGTCGTCGAACCACGCCTGCGCGTCCGGGAACAGGTCAGGCGGCTCCTCGACGTGGTCGACGCCGAGCTCAGCCCACGCCTTCACGACCGGGATCGCGACGCACCGGCAGTTCGGGTGACCCTCCGGGCCGGGCTCGTCGACCTGATGGAACGACCCGGCCATGCCGATGCACGCCGGGCACGTGTTCGCGTCCAGCGCGGTGTACCAGCGCCATCCCTTGAGCACGTCGGCGTGCTCCTGACACGCCAGGTGCGCGGCGGCACGGTGGGCGTCGAGGGTCTCGGTGCGGGCGATCGTCAACGCCCGGGCCAGGCCGCCGTTGAACCCGCGCTCGGTGCGGGCGATGATCCGCAGCGCGGTCGCGCGCGGGTTGGAACCGGCGGCGACGCCGCGGAGCAGCTCGCGGCGTACGGCGTCGTACGCGTCAGCCGAGAGGGGCCGTAGACGGGACGTGATCTGTTGGGTGGAGCGGGCCACGATCGCGTCGATCTGCCGGGTGTCGACCCGCGACCAGGAGTCCAGCCCGTTGAGCAGGGCAGACTGGGGCGGCAGCTGTGAGTCGATCACCGACGCCTGAGCGCCGCCGGCCTCGTCGATGACCCGCTGCAGGTCCCCGATGATCAGCACTCCCACTGCGGCGGCAAGTTCCTCGAGACGTGCCGCGACCACCGCGAGGGCGTTGCGGAGCCGCTGGGAGCGGAGCAGCTGGCCTCGGGTGACGCGGTCGCCGGCGGTGAGCATGTCGAGGAGGACGGCAGTCAGGTCGGGGGCGATCTCGTCCCAGGCGTCAGCCCAGGCGGCGACCAGCGCGCGTGTGTGGGCGTCGGTGATCTTCGTGAGGTCGCGGTTGATCTGCCGCTGCAGCCGCAGGGTGCGTGCGGTGACCGCCACCGGTCAGTCCCGGGTGGGGTCGATGTCGTGGCCGCAGCCGCCGTCGGCGCAGCACAGGTGTTCGCGCAGTGACAGGGCAGGCCCGGTCTGGCAGGTGAACCAGACGCGGCGGCCGGAGGGGAGCGCGCAGGTCCGGCACCACAGGCCGTCTTCGACCTCGAGGATCTCGATCGCGACCCGCAGGGTCCGGTGACCGGCGCGCCCGGCCATCACGACCCGCTGTTAGCCTGGCCCGCAGGGCCGACGAGTGCGGCCGGGTCCTGCCCGGCGCGGAACGCGTCCACCGCCGCCTGCCCGGCCCCAGACGGGTCCCCGATCCAGTTCCCGTCGGCGTCGGTCATCTGGTCGACCAGCTCGTCGACGTCGTCGATCCCGAACGCCTTCGCCAGCAGCTTCAGGATCTCCACCTTCGGCAGCGTCTCGGTGCCCTCGGCCTCCACGATCGCGGTCACCAGCTGCGCGAGCGGGGTGGAGTCGAACTCCGGCCACGCCACGTCCACGGCCCGGGAGTCGCCCTCGGGGAGGGTGACCACGATCCGGTCCCCGACCTTCGTCACCGCACCGCGCAGCGGCCCGCGGGGGGCGATGACGGCCTGGTCGATGACGTAGTCAGCGACGTCGCGGAACAGCTCGGCGTGGACCTCCTGCCGCAACCTGGCCATCAGCTCGGTGGGCTGGTCGAGGGTCTCCGCGGTCGCCCGGGCGCCGGTGACGCCGGGGTCGCCGAGCAGCATCGTCAGCGGCACCTCGAGCGCGGCGGCGACCATGGTGGCCAGCGGCTTGTGGGAGTCGGCGTCGATCTGGGCGCCGGACTTGGAGACGATGCTCATCTTCGTGTCGGGGTCGGTGACCGCGAACTCGCCGGGCTGTGCGTGCGCCATGGCCGCGGCGGCCGCCTGCCGGGCGGGGCCGCGCTTCGCGGTGATCTGCCCCAGAATGCGGGTCAGGGCCCGCATGTACATCGCGAGGTCCTCGAGGAACTCCTTGTCCATCCGCGCCCACGGGAGCGCGGCGAGGACGTCGCCGAGGCCGCGCCAGTCGCCGTCGGGGACGTTGACGCACACAGGACGCATCGGGGCGTCCCACCGGATCTTGTTGCCACCCCAGGTCTTCGGCCGGGCCGGCGGGTAGAACCCGAGGGCCGGGTAGTACGTGGTGCGGTCCTCGGTGTTCCGGGCCCCGGTACGGGGGTTGACCACGATGGCCTTCCACTGCCGCTTGTACAGCCAGACGGTGGCCTCGTCCTCCGGGTCGCAGATCCGCTCGACGATCTCCCCGGCCGGGACGGACCGGACCCGAACCTTCCCGGTCACCGGGTCGGTGGGGAACGCCCAGAACGCCTCCCCGCCGGTCGCGAGGCGCCGCTCGTACCGGGTCTGCGCCTCGCTGGAGGTGAACACGCGGCGGTTGGACGGCTCGTCCCAGAACTCCTGCCACACGGCGTTGACGTCCTGCCCGTCGGCGCCGTCGTCGCGGATCGAGACGGTGACGCCCTGGCCCCACACGTAGGCGGAACGGAGGTTCACGCCGCGCTTGATCAGCGCGTTCCCGGTGGCGGACAGGTCGGCGAGGGCGGCGATCTGCCGGCGGCCCTCGGGGGTGAACTTCCGGGTCTCCTGACCGACGCGCTGCCAGCCGGCGTCCTCGCGGTACAGCGCCTCGAGGTCGGCGTACGACTCCTCGATGAACTCGCGCCACTGCCGCTCGGCGGTGAGTTGCTGGGTGGTCTCGTCGAGGGCTTCCTGGAGGGTGGCGACCTGGGTGACGTCGCCGAGCAGGGGGGCGTCCTGGGTATCGGTCATCGTGGTCACCCCCGTTCGGTGGTCGTCGGTTGGGTGGGTCATCCCGCCCGCTCAGGTCCTCGGGCGGCTCTCGGCCGCGACGGGCGATGTCCGGACGGGCGGGATGGACTGGGGTCCGAGATGTGAGTGGGTCCCTGAACTGCCGGTCGCGTCCCTCCCGGCGCCGCAGTCGCGACCAGCAGCAGGGGTCCCCCGGGCGCTGACCGCGACGGGCCGCCCGGGCGCCTGATGAGCACCCCACCCAGGGATCGAACCTGGCAAGGCCGGCTTTGGAGACCAGCCCGCGCCCAGCGCGTGAGGCAAGAACGAAGGTCAGATCGGCGAGGCCCAGTAGCCACGGGAGTCGGCAAGCTCGAACTCGGCCGGCTCGTACGCATCCCCGCCCGGCAGCAGCGGCTGCAGCATCAGCCGGTTCAACGCCTGCGACGTCGCGTCCGCCTGGTCGTCGTGCGTCGCGGTCGGGAACCCCGACAGCTCCTCTACGAAGTCACCGACCCACGCCGCACCCTGGACCCGTGCCGGGTCGGGGAGCAGCACATTCCCGGCCTCGACCAGCGGCGACACTGCCGACAGCCGCGCCAGCTTCGACCCCTGCGGCTCCTCCGGCACGATCCCCGGGATCGTGCTCTTCAGCGACGCGATCACGGCCGGCCCGTTCGCCTTGTCCTCCACCAGCTTCAGCACCACCTGCGGCCACTTCGCCGCCAGCGCCGTGAACTGCCGGCACGTCTCGGGGAACGACCAGCGGCCACGGACCTGGTCGAGCAGGTAGGCGTTCGCCCCGCGGCGCATCCACACCTGCCCGACCACATAGTCGGACGCCTTCGTGTCCTTGAAGGTCAGGTCCCACGACATCAGCAGCTCGTCGTAGGCCTGAACCCACCGGGACCCGTCGGGCTGCTCGAGCCACAGCTGGATGTCGTAGTACTTCCACCAGTCGCGGTGCACGACGTTGCCCTCGGGCGGCGACGGGTTCCCCTGGTACAGGGCCTCCCAGTCACGGGACCCGGCCTGGACCTTGACCTGCTCCCACTCGGCGGCCGACCGCGGCTCCCCGGTGAACTCGTTGACCCGCGCCGACAGCATGTACTCGCCCGGCTCCCGGCCCAGGACGTCGGTCTCGCCCTTGTTCGGGTCGTGGTCGGCCTGCGCGGGGATGTTCAGGACCCGCCACCGGTGCCCGTCGGGCTGCTTCAGCAGCCACCCGGCGAGGTCTTCCTCGTGCCACCGGGTGAGGATGATGACCACCGGCGCGCCAGGCGCGAGGCGGGTGGAGAGGGTGGAGCGCCAGTAGTTCTGGACCTTCGCGCGGTAGACCTCGGAGTCGGCTTCCTCGCGGTTCTTGATCGGGTCGTCGATGATCATCACGTCGGCGGGGCGGCCGGTGATGCCGCCGCCGAGGCCGACGGATCGGAGTCCGCCGCGGTGCCCGTCGAGGGTCCAGGACGAGACGGAGCCGTTGTCGCGGGCGACGCGGAGGCCGAGGTCGAGGCCGCCGTCGGTGCCGGCGTTGGTGGAGATCCAGCCGCGGACGTCGCGGCCGAAGTCGTTGGCGAGGTCCTGGCCGTAGGAGACCTCGACGATGCGGCGCCGCTTGTTGCGGTGCAGGAGCCACAGGGCGCCGACCTTGGTGCGGGTGGTCTTGCCCTCCTGTGGGGGCATGGTGATGATCAGCCGGTCGCAGGTGCCGTTGTCGACGTCGACGAGCGCGGCGTCGATCGCGTCGAGCGCCGGGGTCTGCCGGGTGAGGGGGTCGATGTCGCGGGCGAGGTCGCCGGGGGTGGCCCAGGAGCGGGCGTCTGGGGTGGCGTCGGGGTCGGGGTCGCGGCCGCGGAGGCCGACGAGGCCGTCCTCGATCATGTCCATCCAGAGGTCGTCGCGTGCTGCGGCGGTGGTCATCGTGATCACCTGCCTCGACGACTTGGGCCAGATGCACGAAGACCCCGCTGAACCGTGTTTCGGGTACGCGAGGTCTAGCACGAAAGATGACACAGAATCGAGTGGACGGCAACAACTTCTGCCGAATCCGGCGTGTCGCAGGGTGCCGTGAGCGTCAGAAAGTGACCAGTGGTGCAGACGGGTCGCGCTCCCGGCGGAGCCGGTTGACGTGCGCGACGAGCCGGTCGGACGGCGCGAAGTCCTCCCGGCGTCCGTACCGTTCATCGGCGAACTCGTGGTGTCGGCGGAACTCGACGTCGCGGCCACCCGGCTCGGTGGCGAGTACCGCAGATCGGTCGACGCGCAGGTTGATCAGCCGGGTCCGGAGGTCGGTGGTGTACCCGATCTTGATGCGGTCGTGGGTGCGGACGTAGTAGACGATCGAGCCGGCCTCTCGGAGCGCGCGTTCCTCGGCGTCGCGTTCCCGCATGGCCGGCAGCCGCTCGGCGGCTTCACGTCGGGCGCGGTCCATCATCACGTCGAACTCCGCGATCCCGGCGACCTCGCGTACCAGCTCGATGTTGTCGGCCAGCCACGCGAGCCCGGCCTGGCGGAAGTGGCCCTCGCAAAGCGGGACGTTGTCGCGCTCTGCGGGCTGGAAGCAGCCGTGCCAGCAGCAGGCGTTCTGGTTCCCGTACGCGCTGGCGGTCGTAGGCTTCATCGTGTTCGACTCCTCAACGGTCGGACCGGGCCCCGGTCGGTTGCCGCCGATGCGGGGTCAGCCGGTCGCGCGCCGCGCCTCGGCGTCCAACTCGGCCTCGAACCTGGCGACCCGCGCGGGATGGATGCCGAGCAGCCGACCGGCCTCATCCGGGTCGGTGCCGGCCTCGACCGCCTTACGCCAGCGGACACGCTCGCTGTCGAGGCGCGCGCGCTCCGCGGCGGCGCGGGCGGCCTGCTCGGCGGCACGCTCGGCGCGCTCCTTCACGGACGGCCAGTACACGAGCCGCAGCCCCCACGTGACGTGGGGGGTCCACCGGCACACCGCGATGACCTGGTTGCGGTCCATCCACCGCCGCACCGTCGACGGCGTCACCGGGACGCCCATCATGGTCGCCGCCTCGGCCGCCATGCCGATGTGCGTCCACGAGTCCCCGTTCGGGCCGGACGTGAGGAGGTGGCGGCGTACGGCGTGGGCGTACTCGCCGGGCGTGTACTGCTTGCGGCAGCCGAGGCACTCCCAGGACTGCCCGACGGCGGGGTTGTCGATGCCGCCCTGGCCGCGGTCGACGCAGTCGGTGCAGGGGATCCGGGCGGCGGAGACTTCGGCGGAGGATGGTGGCCGTGCGGCGGCGAGCTCGGCGGGGGTCCAGCCGGACGGGTACTCGCCGGGCACCCAGCTGGTGACGGGCCGCTCGGTGACCGGGTCGACGGTGGTCACGTGCTCGCCCCGAAGTTCGGGGTAGGTGGCGATCGCGGCCAGGGTCGCGCGGCCGGCGGCGGCGCGGCGCTCGACCTCGGTCAGGTGGCGGCGGGCGGGGGTCTGGTGGCGGCAGGGGCGGGGGTCGCCGAACCGGCGGACGAGCCGGTCGCCGCACTCGAAGCAGGGGACGCCGCGTTCGGGGTCGCGTTCGTCGTGGAGGATCCCCTCGAGCTGGCGGCGCAGGGCGGTGATGTCGGCGGTGAACGTCTGCCAGTCCGGCCCGGTGGTGGTCTGGGCCATGCGGTCCAGCTGGTCCTCGAAGTAGCGGGTGATCGCGGTGACCGGGGACCGGTCGGTGGTGCGACGGGTGTGGCCGAAGTGGGTGCGCCACTGGTGCTCCCACCCCAGGAGCGGGAGGAGCACGGGCATGACGTCGTCGGCGGGGTGGTCCTCGGTCAGGAGGTCGGCCTTCGGGTTGTCCTTCAGGGGGCCGAAGCGGGTGTGGAGGTCGTCCCAGCCGGCGCCGGCGCGGGCGATGGCGACGAGGGCGTCGCCGCCGGGGATGCGGGCGGAGGGGACGGCGAGGCCTTCGCCGCGGGCGGCGTGCCAGCGGAGGTGTCGGGCGAGCCAGCGGATGTCTTCGAGGTCGCGGCGGACGGCGGCGATGCAGGTGGGGCAGGTGAGCGGGTGGGCGTGGGTGGTGTGTTCGCGGCCGCAGATCACGCAGTGGGGGTGGGTGCAGGGGACGAGTTCGTCGGGGCCGGCGCCTTGGTCGTCGGGGCGGCGGGTCCGGATGACGCGCTGTTCGAGGTCGCGGTCGTAGTGGCAGGCGGGGGTGGCCTGTGGGGTGGTTGCCGTGGTGTGGCGGGTCACGAGTCCTCCGGGTCGGTGGCGATGAACGGTGACGGCGTGGTGCGCGGGTGACGGGGGTGGGTGCGCGGGTGACCCTTCTCGGGGTCGCGAGGGTCGCGGAGGTCGGTGATGCGGTAGACGCCGTCCTCGTCAGGCTCGGGGACGTAGCCGGGCATCGGGCGGCCGGGTGCGGCCGCGCGGGCGCGGCGGACGAGGTCGTCGGCAGCGCGGCGGGTCGCGGCCTGCATGGCCTCGCGGAGGTCGTCGGGCATGTCCGTCATGCGTGTTCCTGGCAGGGTCGGGCGAGCAGCAGCTGTGGGACGGCTTCACAGAGGTTGCGGATCTCGACCCACGAGCACGCCGTGCAGCCCCAGTTCGCGGGCAGTTCGGTCCCGCAGGCGGTGCACAGGTGGGCAACGACTTCGACGACTGGGCCGGTGCCGGCGTCGAGGGGGTCGCGGATCTCGACGGGGACTGTGGTCTCGTGGGGGCAGGCGTGCGGGTTGGTCATGCCTGGTCTCCGTCCCACAGCAGCGGCTCAGGCGGCGCGCCGACGGGTTGGCCGCACAACGTGCACCACAGCACCTCGAGCGAGCCCCGGGCCCGGCCGTCCTGGTCGTAGGACCACAGCCGCCGAGCCTCGGTGGCCGAGTGCTCGCAGACGTTGTCCTCGAAGTACCGGAACACCTCGACCGGGTGCAGCCGCGTGTCGGCAACCGACACCGCGGCGACGTCGGCCGCACGACGCAGCCGGGTTCCGTCGACGTCGGCGACCGAGAACCCCTGGATCCGCGGCGGCGCGGCGCCGGCCTGCGGGTCGTGGACGATGCAGTCCGGGCCGGGCGTGTACTCGGTGAAGGCCTCGGGCAGCTCGTCGGGGGTCATGCGTACCTCCCGGCGATGGTCGGGCCACTGGAGTCCGTGCCGCGCCACGTGAGCCTGACGTCACGGAGCATCGCGGTCAGGTCGACACCGGCGTCGAGGTCCGCGCGCCGGGGTGCAGCCAGGTCGGGGACGTCGAGCAGCAGCGTCAGCCGGACGACACCATCCCGGTTGGTGTGACCGGCGCGGCGGCAGCCGGCGCAGATCTGGTCGTCGTGGCGGGTGCGGCCCGGGCAGGTGAGGCAGGTGTGGGTGCGGCGGCTCATGCGGTGCGTTCCCATCCGGCGTCGACCAGCAGCTGCACCACGAGCGCCTCGTGGATCCGCACCCGCCCCTGGTCGTCGACCTCGAGGTGCATCCGCTTCTCGGCCACGTCGGTGTCACCGAGCCGCTTCTCCCACGTCTGCCGCTCGCGGGCGGTGTGGCGGCAGCCTTCGTCACCGATCCGGTAGCCGGGCCCGCACTCCATGCACGGCGGCGCCGGCGCGCGGAGTTCCCGGTCAGCCTCGGCCTGGCCGATAATCGCCTCGGCCGCGCGGTCGGTCAGCTCGTTCGGCTCACGCTCGCACCGGTCGGCCCGGGCGCGATCGACAGACCGCTGCAGCGCAGCGAGCAGTCCGACGGTCGGCGAAGCCGGGCACCCCGCGAGATGCATCTCGGCGGTGCAGGTCGGCCGGTTGGTGCACTCGTCGAGGAGCGCGCGCTGGTCGCTCACCGGGTCACCTCCGCCCAGTACCAGCGGCTGCCCTTGCCCTGGCGCAGCACGAGCTGCTGCCCGCAGCCGTTCGGGCAGGTCCAGGTGAACCCCTCACCGAAACGGCGTCGAGCGCGCTCGGTCTGTAGGTCGGTCGGCTCGGTGGCACACAGCGGCGCGGGCCGCTCCGGCGGAGGCGGCGGCGTGGTGTCCGGGATCAGCGCGCGGAGGCCACGCCCGAGCCCGGTCACCGGGTCGCCTCCCCCGGGCAGCGGCGCAGGCGAAGCCGCGGCGTGTACAGCTCCTCGCACAGGTAGCAGCCGACCGCCGGCCGCATCAGCAGCGTGTCCGCGTCCAGCAGCGGCGTACCGTCCTTCCCGTCGTACACGTCGAGGGTGCCGTCGGTGGCCTTGTGCATCAGCGTGACCACCCACAGGTGCGTCTGCGACTTGAGCGCGTACGACCGCTCGGCCTCGAACCGGTCCTCGGCCTGCAGCTGCCGGTGGCCGGAGACCTCCTGGTGGTCACCGAGCCCCGTCCACTCCCGCTCCTCGCTCATCAGGCACGCTCCTCGGTCGTCGGGACGTCCCACACGGTCATCGAGTGCATGACCATCCGCGGGGCGTACTGGATCAGCTCGATGAACCCGCCCGCCGCCAGTGCCTGGAGCTGCTCGGGGGTGGGGCGCCAGTAGTTGGCGTACATGGGGAACCCGTCGGAGCTGCCGACGAGTGCCTCGACGGTGCCGCATTCCTGGTCGCTGATGCCGGGTGGTGGGCCGATGCGGAGGGCGCGGCAGTCGGGGCGTGCTGCTGCGGCTTCGGGTGGGATGGGGATGGGGGTCATGCACATGTTGGTCATCGGGTCTCCTGGGTGTCGAGGTCGAACAAGCCGGCCAGGCCGGCGGACTCAGCCCGACGCGTCTCAGCGCGCGTCGCGGCGTGGTGGTCGCGGTCGTAGTGCAGGTGGCAGCCCTGGCACATCGCCCGCAGGTTCGGCGGGTCGCAGTTCTCCGGCGTGTGATCGAGGTGCGCCGTGGTCAGCACCACCCGCGACCCGGTCTGGAAGGCGGGCTGCCCGTGCCTGTTGCGGCACCGCTCGTCGACGTCGAGGTGCACGTAGGGCCGACCGCACTCACCGGTGCACTCACACCGCCATCCGGCGCGCTCCTTGATGCCCGCGCTGATCGCCGGCCAGTCGGCGGGGTAGCGGCCGCGGTTCTCAGGACGGATCGGCATCACAGCCGCCTTCCGCAGCGGCGACAGCGCCGGTCCACCACGCCCCACTCCTGCACAGGGAAGCCGAGCAGGACGGTTCGCACTCGATGGTCGACATCGAAGCCGATGAGTCGGCAGACCAGGTGCCTCACGACGCCTCTCCCGTCCCGAGCTCGCCGGCCACCACCGCACCAGCACGACTGCGGCGCATCGCCTCCAGGAACCCACCCACAACGACGTCGACCTGGGCGCGGGTCATCCCCTCCCCGATCCCCGCCTCCAGCCCGCTGCGGAGCCACGACAGCATCAGGTCCGCCTGACCCTGCTGAACCTCCACCGCGCGACTGGCGATCCCCAGCCGCCCCATCGCCTCCAGCACGCCCCGCAGCTCCCGCTGCTGCTTCAACCACGCCACCCCCGCGGGGCTTTCGACCGCGACCGGCGCCATCCCACACACCTCGCACGCGTCACCCGGCCCGAGCATCGCCCCCAGCAGATCCACCGCCTGCCGCATCTGACCGGCCAGCAGCTGCAGCTCCCCGAACGGGTCCTTCACCGGCGCCGCGTCCCGGTTCCACAGCAGCGACGACGCCAGCTGCGCAGCCTCCTGCTCACGCAGCGCCCGCTCCGCTGCGGCCTTCACCTGAGGAGCAGCGCCACCATGGGTCCGGCAGACCGTCGCGCCCTTGATGGGCTGCTTCCGGCAGCGGCCGCGGGTGGTGGTGCCGACGCAGCGGGGGAGGTTGCATTCGAGGGGGCAGGGGCCGGTGCTGGGGTTGGCTGGTGCGTGGGTCTGGGGTGTGCAGGTGGTGGTCATCGGGTGGTCCTGCTGAGGTCGTCCCTGACCTCGTCCCGGGGGACGAGGTGGAGGGGGTTGGCGAAGGGGTGTCTAGGACGCCTCAGTGCGACCTCGTCCCCCGTAGGGGTGGGGGACGACGGACGAGGTCGCATGGGTGAGGTCGTCCCGCGCGGCGGGACGAGGTGGGGACGAGGTGGGACGAGGTCGTGTGGGTGGGTCATGATCCGTCCCTTCCGGGGTGGTCTGTCGGGTCGGTTTCGGGGGTGTCTTCTGGGTCGTCGGTGGGGTCTTGGCCGGGCTGGTAGTAGGCCTTCTGGTGGAAGTGCTGGATGGCGCCGCGGGGGCCGGCCTTGGTGCCGATGTACTGGCGCTGGATGAGGAGCTCGATGGCGAGGCGGATGACGGTGGCCTTGCCGTTGACGGCGCCTTCGATGGCCTTCTTGGACATGCCGGGGTTGGCCTGGACGTAGCGGGAGACCTTCTCCATGACGTAGGTGGGTTCGAAGGTCTCGCCGGTGGTCTTGCCGTCGTCGGGTGGGTCGAGGCGGGCGATGAGGACGACGTCGCCGCGGGTGGCGTCGAGGGTGAACTTGGCGATGCGCTTGGGGCCGTGGGTGTGTTCGCGGACCCAGCCGGGGCGGTCCTTGGCGATCTCGACGGCGGCTTCGCCGAGGCGGCCGCGGGCGAACGGCTTGATCATCTTGACCATGTAGGCGACGCCGTCGATGCCGGCGAGCTTGTGCTGGGCGCCGACGGCGTGGCGGTCCTGCTTCTCCTTGTCCTTGACGACGTGGTCGATGAGGACGACGGCGGGGCCGTGGTCGGCGACCCAGCGGGGGAGGAGGCCTTGGAAGGTGGCGGAGTCGGCGTTGGAGTTGAGGTCGAGGCCGTGCATGGTCATGGCTTCGGTGACGCCGTCCATGATGACGAGGCGGGCGCCGGCGAGGGCGGGGGCGAGTTGGGCGCGGCCGTCGTCGTCGAGGGGGCGGTCGGGGCGGATGTAGGCGAAGTGGTCGCGGACTTGGGTGGGGGTGGCGCCGAGGGCGAGGAGGCGGCCGACGACGCGGTCGGCGCGGTCTTCGAAGTCGATGAAGACGCAGCGTTCGCCGTCGCCGATGAGTTGGAGGACGGCGAGGAGGGTGAGCCAGGTCTTCCCGGACTCGCTCTCGCCGGCGACGGTGTGGACGGAGCCGTCGTAGAACATGTAGACGCCGTCGGAGCGCATGAGCATGGTGGGGGGTGGGTCGAGGTATTCGCCTTGGAGGACGGCGTCGAGCGCGACGGGTGACCAGGTGGTGGGCGCGGCGGGGTTGGCGAGCTGCTCGCGGGCCTCGGCGAGTTCGGTGAGGGTGGTGTTGAGGACGTCGTCGACGTCGTGGTCGGGGCCGGGTGTGCGGAGGAGCTGGAGGCCGCGGGTGAGGCGGTCGATGGCGCGGCGGCGGCGTGCGAGGGAGTCGACGCGGCGGGCGTAGTACTCGACGTCGATCTCGGTGGCGGCGCGGGCTTCGAGGGTGTGGATGTAGGGGCCGCCGCCGACGCGGATGAGGTCGCCGTTGTCGAGGAGGGCGCCGACGAGGCTGGTGGAGGTGATGGGGTGGCCGTCGGCGTGGAGGGTGTGGAGGGTGCGCCAGATGGTTTCGTGGGCGGGTCGGTAGAAGTCCGGGGCGGTGAGGTGGCGGGCGGCGGTGTCGAGGGCGCCGGGGGTGGTCATGGCGAGGCCGAGGACGATCTGTTCGGCTTCGGTGTCCTGGGGTGGGATGTCGCCGCGCGCGTGGCTGGCGGCGGGGTCGCGTGGGCCTCGGGGGTCCCAGCCGGCGGGGGTGGTGGGCTCGCCTGGGTCGTCGTCCCAGTAGGGAGGCTCGTCGACGGGTGGACGGTCGTCGATGTCGGTCAACGCGTGGGTCCCTCGGTGTCGCGTGTGTCCCGGCCGGCGGTGTGGGAAGTCCGGCGGGTGCTGCTTGTGGTGCCGTGGTGCTCGGTGGTGCTCGAGGGGGTGTCTGGGTGGGGCAGGTACGCCCGGCCTGGAAAGGAAGGCGCGGGAGAGCCGGTGTCAGGCCGTTGCCCTGGTGATCTGGCGTCCTTCGCCGGGCCTGCATCGGGCCGCACGCTCGCCCTGCTCCCGCTCTCCGGCGTTGACCCCGACCCAGACGGGTCTTGGCTAGGTCGTGACGGGCTCGTCGGCCGCGGGGTGGACAGCGGCGTCCTCGGTCTGGTTGCACTCGACGCAGGTGCCGTCGCCGTCGTCGATGAACTCGTGGGGCTCGTAGGACGGGTCGTCGGGGTCCGGTTCCTCGCCGGTCTCGTCCCCGTCGCCGGCGTCGCTCTCGCTGGCCTCGAACGGGTCGACCAGGGCGGCGCGGTCGGCGTGGATCGGCGCGCCCTCGTGCTGGCCGCAGACGTCGCAGGGCGCGTTGTCGTCGGTGGACAGCGTGGAGGCCAGGTAGGGGTGGGGCTTGTACCGGTCGCCGTTGGCCAGGACGTCCTTGACCTTCGGGGCTGGGCCGTCGAGCTCGAGGTCGGGGCCCTCCTCGGCGACCCGGCGGTTGTAGTGGGCGGTCTTGGCGATCTCGCGGACGTGGTCGGCGGCGCCGGCGTCCTCGGGGATGACCTCGAGGTTCTGGATGGCGAGCTTGACGGTCTCGTCGCCCTTGAGGTTCTCTCCGCGGGACTCGGAGCGGACCTCGGCGACGATGGTGATGGTCTTGCCGAGGTTGTCGTGGAGGGCCTTGGCGATCTCGTCGGTGATGCCGGTGCCCTTGGTGCCCTTGGCGTTGATCTGTGCGGTGGTGCTCATGCGGTGGTGTCTCCTGTCGAGTCGGATGCTGCTGGGGTCGGGTGTGCTGCTGCGTAGGCCTCGACGAGGCCGAGGGCGGGGAGGCCGCGGCTGATCGAGGTGATGAGGCCCTGGGCGAGGGCCCAGTCCTTGACCTGGCGGCTGGTGGCGTCGGCGGCTGCGAGGGCTTTGCGGAGGCGGCCGAGGGTGTCGATGCCGGGTGCGACGCGGCGGCCGTGTCGTGCGATGCCGTGGCGTTCGAGGATGGGGTAGATCGAGGCGGGGTTGACGTCGTAGTCGGCGGCGATGACGGTGGCTGGCTCGCCGGCGGTGTAGCGGTCGACGATCAGCTGGTGCTGGTCGGGCTGGATCTTGGTGGGGTGGCCGATGCCGGCCATGGAGCGGACGTTGGCGGGTGGCCGGGCGGGGATCTCGGCTCGGGCCATGACGGTCTGGACGACCTTCACGCCGATGCCGAGACGCTCGCCGACCTGGGCTTGGGTGAGCTCCTCGTCGACGTACAGGCGGCGCACGTCGGCGATGAGCTGCTCGTCGTACTCGCGCTGCTGGGTGCCGGCGATCGGTCCGCGCTTGCGGAGCGGGATGCCGCGGTCGATCAGGTGCCGGCGGATGGTCGCGGTGGCGTACCCGGTCTCCTCGTGGACCTGCTTGATCGTCTTCCCGTCGGTGTAGAGGGTGACGATGCGGTCGACGTCGACGTGGCTTCCGCCGCGGCGGCGCTGGCGGCGGGCCTCGTCGGTGTCCATGACCCGGCGCCTGGGTGCGCTGGTCGTGCTGGCCGGCCGCGCGACGGCTTCCCCTTCCGTGCGCGCGGCCGGCCGGCCGGCTCCGCCGAGCCCCGGGGGATTGGGCTCGACGGAGGTCTGTGGGGTGGTCTGGCCCGCGCCGGCGGGGGTCGAGGTCACCGGCGCGGGGGTCTGGGTGTGACGGGGGGTGTGGAGCTGGGTGTAGAGGTGGAGGGCTTCGATCGCGGAGAGCACGTTGAGGCGCAGCAGGCGTACGACGTGGTCGTCGGAGCCGGCGGTGGCGCGCAGGACGCGTTCGGCGTGCTGGATCTGGGCGTCGAGGTTCGCGGCGTCGCTGTACGGCAGGGGGAGCTCGGTGACGTTGTCCGGGAGGCCGGCGGCCGCGTCAGGGCGCATCTCCTGAGCGGCCGCCGGGTTCTTCTCCTGGTGTGCGGCAGAACCAGCACCCGGGGCCGAACCCGGGTCGCTGCTGGGTGATGTCGCCCGCGGTGCGCTGCTCCGCGTCGTCGGCCTGCCCTGATTACCTGCCTTGTGGGGGTCCTTGGGTGCCTGGATGTGGTCGTCCGGGCGGGTGAGGCGCGCGGCTGCGTCGTTGAGGGCGCCCGCAGCCGCGGCGACGTCCGGGTCGGTGGCTTCGAGGTCGGCGAGCGCGCGGCCGAGCTGGGTGTCGTCGGGGCCGGTGAAGCGGCGCAGCAGTTCGTCCTCGGGCAGCTCCACGGCGCCGTACGCGGTGCGGCGGGTCTTCTTGGGCTTGGTTGGGTTGACGCCGCGGCAGGGCGGGCAGAGCTCGCCGGCGCCGAGCTGCCCGGAGCGCTGGCCGCAGCCCTTGCAGATGGGGGTGAGGGCGTCCCAGTTGAGGCCGGTGGGCTTGGGCTTGGCGGGGGTGTGGTCGCGTCGTACGCCGGTGTCGTCGTGGCGGGGGAGTTCGATGCCCTGGGTGCCGCCGACGTAGGGGGCCGCGTTGCCGATCGTCTTGACCATCAGGCACCCCCGCGCGTTCCGGTGGTGAGGATGAGGGCGACCAGGAGGGCGAGGACGACGAGCATCACGGCGGCGATGCCGGCGGCGTGGAGGTCGGGGCGCTTCACGAGTCGCTCCCGTGGGTGGCGGCGCGGGGGACGGCGGTCACCAGGGCCTTGGTGGTGGCCATGTCCTTGCGGCACTCGGCTGCGTCGCACCACGCGGTGACGCCGATCTGGGGGCCGGTGGACCAGCCCTCGTCGAGCCAGAGTCCGCGGACGGTGGCGTCGTCTCCGCACACGACGCAGTGCGTGGCCTCGTCGGGCTGGTCGATGGCTAGGAGGAGGACCTCTGCGAACGCGATCACGACGTCGCCCCCGTGGTCGGTCCGGGCGAAGTGACTACAGCGAGATGGACCGCCTCGGGCCTCGCTGCTGTCGCCCATGCGCGCCGCACGACATAGTCGCCGTCCTGCATCGGGGGAAGATCGACCACGGTCGATGAGACGGCCAGCAGCGCCCCATTGGCCTCGTAGTGCTCGAAGAGGACGAGTCCTTGGACAGCCGGGGCACGCAGGTCGATGGCAGCGTCAGACATCGCTCGCCTCCGATCCAACGGGCGGAACGACTACGCCGTGCACCGGGCAGTCGGGATCGTCCTCGCGGTCGAGGTTCTCCGGGTGGTGCGGCTCCGGGTCGCTGTGATCCACGACGTACCGACCGCATGTGCACAGGTCGGGGTCGTGGAGGCACGGCTCCTCGGGGTCGAGCACGAGGCACGCGCCGCAGGCGTCGGACTCACCGGGGACGCCGAGGCATGGCCCATCGGGATCACACACGCACTGGTCTGTCTCGGCCTCTTGCTGGATACGGACGCTCTCGTCAGACACGGACGGCCTCCTCGTCCTCCGGGTGCGGGCGGCCGTGCTGGCGGACATGGCCGGTGGCGACCAGGTCAGCGTCGATCCGGGTCTTGCGGACGGTGTGGAACCGGGGGCAGGAGCCACAGGTGATGAGGAACCCGCGGCCGCCTTCGGCCTGGGTGATGCGGACGTCGGGCACGGCGCTGGTGCTGGAGGTGGCCATCAGCAGCTCACCAGCCCGTGGTCGACGCTGAGGTGGCGATCGCGCACGCCCTCGGCATCTGACCTGGTCGTGGTGGTGCCGTCGCAGCGGACGAACCCGCAGCCGGCGCACTCGACGTGGTACGGCTCGGCGCCGTGCGAACGGATCACCGCGACGGCCGGCACGGCGCGGCGGTGGTCAGCGCGGTGCCAGCCGGGTTCCTGGGCGGACTTCACGCTGGTGAAGGTCCAGCCGCAGCCGGGGACTCGGCAGGTGTGGGTGAACAGGCCGTCTCCGGTCGGGTCGGCGGTGACCTTCGGCCGTCGGCACGGGATCACGGCCTTCACAGGAGCGCTCCCTGCTCGGTGCCGTCGCTGCCGAGGACCTGCTCGACGCGCTCGGCCGCGGTCGCGGCGACCTCGAGCAGCGGCATCACGGTGATCACCGCGCCGGGCTTCTGCGGGTCGGTGGCGTACCCCTTGACGAGGTTGAGGGCGGCGACCTGGGCGTCGTCCTTGAAGACCCGGGCCTCGGTGAGCGCGTCGAGGGTGGAGCGGGTGAGCTTGTCGATGTCGGGCTTCTTCTCGACGTACATCGGGGCGTTGGGCTTGAGAACGCCGGCGTTGCGGCCGGTGCCGAAGTGGTAGCCGGGCCGGGGGAGAGCGAACGCGATGGTGACCTCGAGGGGGCCTTCGAAGGGTGGGCGGTCGGCGACGGCGGCGAGGGCGGCGACCTTGACGTCCTGTCGCCAAGGCTTGGTCTTGGCGGAGTCCTCGGTGATGATCACGCGCTTCGTCTTGGGGTTGACGAAGCCGCGCTTGGAGCCCTGGGGGGCTGGGGTGCCGGTGACGGTGATGGTGAGGGCGTCGGTCATCGTGGCCTCCGTTGCGGGGTGTCGGTGGTGGGGGAGAGCAGGGCCCTGAGCCGGGCGACGTCGACGACTTCGACGCGGCGGACGTGGTCGTCGGGGAACTCCCACTCCTGGACGTCGTCGGGCTCGGCGAGCACCGCGCGGATCGCGTCCTCAAGCTCGCGGCGGCCGTCGGCGCGGCCGGCCTGGTAGCAGCGCTCGACGTGGCTGTGGACGTGGCCGTCGGGGATCCCGCAGTTGCCGCTCATGCCCGCGCCCCGTAGACCACGACGTCGGTCGCGAAGAACTGCCCGTCGGACCTCTCGGCCAGCCCGTTGCGGACCAGGTCAGACAGGTACGTCGAGAACGTCCCACCCGACGTCGCGATGTCCGCGGCCGCGCCGAGCTCGTCACGCGTCAGCCCGGCCGGGTGCGCCGCCAGGAGCGCGTCGAACATCTTGGCCGCCCCGGACCGCAAGATGGCCCGGTAGTGGTCCTGCAGCTCGCCGGGGGTCATCGGATCCGGCCGGCCGCCGAGGTAGTCGAACCCGGCGTCGGTCAGCGTGTAGCCGGCGGCGTTCTCATCGAGCAGGCCGGCGCGACGGATGTCCGACAGGTAGGTCGACCAGGTGCCGCCCGAGGTCTTGAGCTTGGCGACGGTGCCCCACTGGCTCTTGGTGAGCCGCAGGGGGGCCATCCGGCCGAGAGCCTCGACCATCCGGTGTGCGCCGGACCGGAGGGTGACGCTGCTGCTCTGGCCGGTCCCCTGCCCAGCCGTGGGTGCGGGAGCCCGCGTGGCGGGGCGCGGTCGCTGCGCAGCATCTGGTGCAGCGGGGCGCGGCCGGCCAGCGTCGGCGCTCGGGCGGCTGGGCAGGGGAGTCTGGTGCTCGGCGAGGTACCTGAGCGCTCCGTCGAGTTCGGCGAGCTTCTCCCGGAAGGGCCGCATCACCTCGCGGAGCTCCGATGCGTACGCCGGGCCGAGCACGGGCACCTCGACCCGCTCAGGCTCGACGACCGGCCGCTCGGCGAGCTGCCGCTCCAGGTCGCGGATCCGGGCGCGCAGGACCTTCGGGTCGTCGGCCTTCGCCTTCTCCACGGTCGCGGCGATCTGCTCGCCGAGCGCGGTCAGGTCGATCTCCGCGCGCGCCTTCGGCGTACGACGGGTCTCGCCCGGCTTCGGGGTCGCCGAGGAGTCGAAGGTGTGCCGCGCGCGGATCTTCACCCGCTGCAGGACCTCGAGCCATCCCGGCGACCACACCCACGCGGTCCCGACCGGCAGCGACGGCAGCGACGCCTTCAGGTCGCGCGCCTGGTCCTCCTCGGCATGCAGGCGCACCCACTCGTCGATCGCGGCCACGTCCCGGGGGCCGGTCATCCCGAGCGCGATGAGGACCTCGGCTTGCGTGAGGACGTCCTTGTGGAGCACGGCCGGCCGCTGGGTGATCAGCGTGACGCCAATCCCGCGGGCGCGGCCGCGGCGGACCAGGTCCTCCATCGCGCCCAGCAGCCGCGCGCCGTCGGCCTGCGCACGCTGGGGCGCGAACGCGTCGGCCTCGTCGACGATCACGTGCAGCGCGTCGCGGTTGCGGTGGTAGATCCGCTCGATGAACTTCGTCATGAACGACCGGGACGCGGTCTTCGACAGCAGGGACAGGTCCAACACGACCGGGACGCGCTGGTCGACGACGAAGTCCGCGACCACGTCGCCCGCGGTCGGCTCGAGGGGGACGTCGCCGTGGTCGCCCCCGAAGATCACGACCGGCAGGCCCTCGGCCTGGCCGTCCGCGGAGGACCGGATCCCGTGCCAGACGCCGACCGGGTCGATCATCACCACCGGGTGGCCGGCGCCGATCATCTCCTCCGCCATCACGACCGCGGTGTTGGTCTTCCCCTTGCCGCGCTTCGCGAGGATCGCGAACGTCTCGGTGACCGCCTCGACCGGGAGCTCGAGGTCATCAGCGATCCGCAGGCCACTCACCGGGCACCGCCTCGCGAGCCGGCCGTGCCGAGGATCCGGCGCGCCGCCACCTCCGCGCGAGCGAGCCGGTACCGGGCCATGCCCGGCCGGCCCCGCTGCAGCAGCTTCAGCGCGTCCTTGCAGGCGACGTCGAGCAGCATGTCGACGTGCGCCACCCGGTCGCGGAACGCCGCCGCCTGGGCGTCGTCGGCCTGCACCGTCATCAGCCGACTCATCGTGACCGCCCCAGGTACACCGTCGGGTGGAGGACCTTCTCGTCCCACTCGATCGCGTCCGCCGCGGTGCGGGCGCGCTGCTCGGCCTCGCGCTCGGCCTGGTCGTCGGCCTCGCGGTCGTACCCGGTGTCCCGAGGCACCTCCTCTCCGCCGGGACGGACCCAGCCGCCGAACGTCGGGTTGTGCCGGCCGTCGGCGACCGCGACCACACCGGGGCCGACGACGTACGCCAGCGGCGCCGACCGCGGCCCGAGGGTCGCGAGGTTCCCGCGCTTCACCTGCGAGTCGCGCAGCAGGGGCCGGGCGAGGTCGTCGAGCTCGGCGAACGAGACCCGATTCGCGTCGGCCAGCGACTGGTGCTCGTCGACGGTGAGCAGGTGCCGGTCCACGCCGACCAGGCCGGCGTGGAAGACAGCGAACCCCGGGTGGGGCTGGTGGTGCCGCAGCACGCTGTCGCGCGGCGGCAGGACACCGGGGGCGATCACGACTGGCTCCGGTCGGGGAAGGGGTTGTCGAGGGCGTCGCGGGTCGCGTCGATCACGATGCGCGCGTCGGCCTCGGTGAGGTCCTTGCGGCTGGTGATCTCGCGGCCGAGGACCTTCGAGAGGTACTTGTGGTGCCCGTCCTCGGGGATGCCGGCTTCGCCCATGACGGCGAACAGGGCCTTCGCGAGGCTGGAGCGCATGTCCAGGCGGGGGGAGTCCTCGGCGCCGGCCGGGGCCGCGTCCTCGGCGTCCGGCTCGGGCTCGACGTCGAGGATCGGGTTCTCCGGCGTCGGGTCCTGCGGCTCGGCAGGGCCGTCGAGGACCGCGGCCATGCGCGCCGCGGCGTTGCCCTGGTCAGCCGACGGCACCTGACGTGCACCGGGACGGTCGGCCTGGCCCATCTCGTCGTCGGTGTAGATCCCGGAGAGGTCCTGCGGGAACGCCTTGCGGAGCGCGAGCGCCTCGGCGCACTTCGCCAGCTGGTTCGCCGGCATCCGCGCCCACATCGGGTTCGGGTCGCCGTTGCGGTTCGTCTGGACGTACTCACGGAACGCGGCGACGGCGGAGAACTTCTTCCCGTCGCGGTAGATGGTGACCTTCGCGGCCGCGGGCGGGCTCTGCCGGGTCCACACGTCCGTCCAGTTGCCGTCACCGTCGGCCCACTGGGTGTCGTCGTACTCGAGCGTCTCGCCGGCGCGGTCGGCGGCGCGGCGGGCGATGAGCCGGAACCCGTCGATGCCGGTCTGGATCGTCTGCTTCGTGACCCAGCGGTCACCGTCCTTGACGTTGCGGCCGATCATGTAGATCTGGCGGGCGAACGGGTCGAGGCCGGTCTTCTGGGCGACGTGCAGGAAGACGAGGAGGTCGGCGTCGGAGGCCTTGTCGACGCCCATCTGGCGCAGCGCCGCGAGCTGGCGGTTGTCCCACCAGGACTGGTCGTCGTTGAGCGCCAGGGCGGCGCGGGGGTGCTGCTGCACGGTGGCGAGTTCGGTGTTCATGCGGAGAGCTCCTTCTCGGTGAAGTCGGTGGTGGTCGCGACGAGCACGAACGACGCGTGCTCCCCGCGGGGCTGGCGGCGGGCGATCCGCACGCCGTTGCAGGTCGCGTACTGCGCACGCCCCATCCGCTCGATCGCGGTCGCCCGGGCCAGCCGCGCCGCGGCCTCCCCGGCGTCGACCTGCTGCTTCGCGGTCACGAGCGCGACGGCGAGGTCCTCGTCGAGCTCGACCTCCACGCCGGCGTCGATCTCCGGGTGGAGCTTGCGGACGGCGTCGTACGTCGCGACCGAGTCGTCCAGCGGCGGCGGCACCTCCAGCGACAGCGACTCGTACCACTCCCGCATCCGGTCGAGCAGCCGCTCCCCGACCACGGGGTCGTAGTCGATGACGTAGTTCGCGAACCGCAGCCGCGGCCCCAGCACCGGCATGTGCACGCGGCGGACGGGGATCTTGTGCAGGTTCGCGATGTGAGCGGTGAGGAACGCCTGGACCAGGTAGTACGCGGGGACCTCGTCGGTGCCGGGGTCGCCCCACGCCTCGTCGTCGCTGCTGGTCTTGGCCTCGACGATGATCGGCTCGACGCCGGTCCCCTCGTCGCGGACGCACATGGCGTCGGGAGTGGCGACCGCCCAGCCGCCGAGGGGGAGGGAGACCTGCTCGCGCCACTTCTTGTGGTCGGGGTGGTGGTTGCGCCACCAGGCGAGCACGCCGGACTCGAGGAGGTCGCCGCGCTCCATGGCCTCGGTCTGGTCGTCCCAGGGGACCTCGCCGCGCATCTTGCGCCACATGGAGTACTGGGAGTCCCAGGGGCTGATGCCGAGGATCGCGGCGGCCTTGGAGGGGGAGACGCGGCGGCACCACTCGGGGGAGCCGGGGAGCATGAGGTCGTTCATCCCGCCACCTCCGTCCACTCGCGGGGCGTGCGTGACTCGTCGCCGAGGTACTGCTGCACGGCGGTGTCAGCGACGGCCGCGGCGTGTGCGAGCGTCGCGTGGACCTGGGCCTTGTCGAGCAGCACGCGGGCGGTGGAGATCGCCATGGCGCGCTTCTCGAACTGCTCGACGGTCGCGTCTGGCATCGCCTCGGCCGCGAGGTGTGCCTCCTTGAAGGCGTCGAGGAGCCTCTCGGCCTCGCGGTAGTGCGCCGGCCCGTTCACGACACACACTCCGTGCAGAGGCCCGGCTCGGCCCACGAGCAGCCGACGAAGCACCCCTCCGAGTCCGTGCAGCCGCACATGCGGCACCGGGTCTCGAGGGTGAGCGTCAGCGTCTCCGGGCTGCCCAGCGCGGCCCACACGTGGAACGGCATCGTCAGCTGGACCGGCTGCTCACCGTCGGGCGCTTCGACCTCGAGGACGACCTCGCCGCCAGGCGTGCTCTCCTTGACGAGCACGACGTCCTGAACCGTGGTCGGGATCTGGAGCTCGGTCATGCCGCACCCGCCTCACCGGAACCACGGCACGACCAGCACGTGATCGCCACCCACCGGCGCCCCGCCGGCTTCCACTCGAAGTGCGCGATGATCTGCGCGCCCTGGCACTCCGCGCAGTCGTCCGGGCCACCCACAGGCTCCTCGTCGACGACGACGGGTTCGGACGCCGGGGCGCTCATGCCGCACCGCCCGACACCGACCGGCCCGCCGGGTGCAACCGCGCGAGCCCACGACGCAACCGCCGGTTCTCCGCCGCCAGGTCCGCGTTCGCACCGACCGCGACCATCAGCAGCAGCGACACCACCACGAGCGCGCCGAGGAACACCCACGCCGCCGCGCTCACGACACACCGTCCGAACCGGCGCCGACCAGCCGCAGCGGCACCACCTTGCGGGACGTCCACACTTCCACCGGCACGCCACCGATCGCCGTCGGCAGGTGGCCGCGGTGGATCACCAGCTCCCGGTCCGGCCGGGCCTCGGTCGGTCGCCGCACCTCCGGTTCCGTGATGTCGTCGAGCGCAGCTACCCAGCGGGCGGCGGCGCTCTCGGTGGCGCGGATCGTGATAGCGGGGGCGTCGCCGTAGTGCGGGACGTCGAGGCCGTGGTAGTCCAGGCGCTGGTCGGCGGCGTACGCGGCGACCGCGGCGGCTGCGAGCGTGGCGGTCTTCTCGACCACCGTCCCCGCGCTCATGCCGACACCTCGCGGTGAGCGATCAGGACGCCGATCAGGCGCTCGCGCTCGGCGGGCGTGAGGACCACCATGGCGGCCTGCTCCCAGCCGCCGCCGTCGACCGTGGGACCGACCCGGAGCACGGTGTTGCCCGTCGACGTGGTCTCGATCGCGCCGATGACGCCGACCTGGCGGAGGTAGGGGTTGTCGAGGTTGCGGACATCGAGGCCGAGCGGCCTGTCGATGGTGGTGCTGGTCTCCGTCATGGGAGACTCCCTTCAGTTCGTGCGCCCTGGTCCCTGCCGACAAGCTCTGGCCGGGGCGCCGGCTATTTCTGGGTCAGGACGCCCGGCGGTCAGCCGGTGCCATGCCGCGCCGGCGGCGGATGCGGTCCTCGAGCTCGTCGACCGAGTACGGCGACGTCGGAGTCCACGCGGCCTCGGCCTGCTCCCTCGGCGTCATCTGCGCCTGGGTCGCACGGCCCTGCGCCAGCACGCGGCCGGCAGCCTCGATGCACTCCTGCTCTGTCGGCATCACGCCACCGACTTCGACTTCTCGGGGTGCTTGATGGCCAACGGCTTGCAGCCGAGGACCTTGCACACCCGCGCGAGGAGATGGTTCGGGAGCGGCTTCCGGCCGGCCTCGATGTTCGAGAGGTACGCGTACGAGATGCCGACCTCGGTGGCGAAGTCACCGAGCTTCCAGCCGTCCCGCTCGCGCAGCTCCCGCAGCGTCGCGCCGACCCGCTCCCGCTCCGCCAGTTCCTCGGCGGTGATCTTCTTCGGGGTCATGGGAAGAACGTAAGGAACATCAGGGAACAAGTCAAGGAGAACATGGAAGAACTGGAGGAAGAACCTGTTTCTGCAGGTCAGGTCGTCTCACATGTCCGTACTTTCGCCCATGTATTCCCGACGATCTTCCCGGTTGTACGGATTCGTCCCGGTTGATGTTCCCTAGGTTTTCCGGAAACCCTTCCGGCATGGACCTGAGACGAGGCACCGGTGCCGCAGAACCCGAACCAGCAACGCGCCGCGAACGCTGTCGCGTCGTGGCTGGCGAAGCACCACAAGAACCACGCCTGGCTGGTCGACGCCGCCAAGGCAGACCCGGGAACGATCAGCGACTTCCTGTCGCACGAGCGCTGGCCCAAACTCGGCACCCAGGGGCGGATCGAAGACTCTCTTGGCTGGCCCGCCGGCATCATCCGCCAGATCGGGAACGGCGCCGAGGTCGACATCGACGCGCTCATCGCAACGTCGCCGCCGACCCCTGTCGGTGGTCCAACGCAGGATGCCGGCTACGTCGCCTCACCGGGCGAGAGAGTCGAAGGGGGAGCCACCAACGATGAGGTGCTCGCGGGCATTCGGGAGATGCGAGACGACATGCGCGCACTGCGAGAGGCGATCGAGAGGCTGGCGGACACCCGCGAGCCTGGTGCCTAACCCCTGGGTCGCACTCTCGACGTACGAGGACCTAGTGCTCGTGCGGAAGCGGATCGCTGAACCAGCCAGGTACTACCACTCCCAGC